CCAAAACCTATTTTAAAGTTTTCGTCAAATAATCCAACCTTATCCATAATTTCTTTTTTTGTAAGCCAGCAACTTCCGAATTCTGCTCCTTTTCCATAAGCCATATAATTCTGTGATAAGTCAATTTCTTTAATTCTTAACGCTTCTTTTGCCTTTCTCGTTTGTTTCATTAAAGCCGGCATAGCAATACCACAATCGGGATTATCCTCAAAGGTTTTAATCAATGCTTCAAGCCAGCCCTCGTAAACGAATACATCGTTATTCATACAACATATCCAATCGCCACGGGCCAATTTAAAGCCCTGATTACAACCTTTGGCGAAACCAAGATTTTCCTTATTTCTTATTAAAATATCAGCCCATTTATCTAATAGTTCTTTATCAACTATTGAACCATTATCTATTAAAACTAATTCATAAGGAATTTTCGTGTATTTTTTTATTCTTTTGAAGCAATGTTCAGCGAACCAAGACGACTCGTCTCTATCTTTAATAACCTTGCCTGATTTACCGGTAAAATAATTCGGGATAACAATTGATACAAGTTTTGGCTTTGTTTTAATCTTTAAGGCCATAAATTTTCAGGCAATTCTTTAACTAATTTCTTGTCATCAATCATTTTCCTATACTCTTTGTCATAGATATAGTCCCGACCTGCTCTGGCATATTTTCTTGCCCTGTTTTCTTCTGTCATATAACCATAATGAAGAATTGGCGTATCTGAATGAAATCTTGTTTCTTTGGGTAAATGAATAAAAGTCGTTGGACAAGCATATCCGGCGTATTTAGGCAAATAAGTAATGTTCGGTTGCCATTTATAAGCCCTGACGTGGTGAATGCTTTTCCAAAGCCGGTCATTTCTGAAAGTTTTTTCGCTATCCCACAAATAAATCAATCTAAACCAAAATGTTTTCTTTTTTTCATCTTGCCAAAACTTTTCTAATTGTTCTTTTAGGTTCTTGGGATAAATTTCATCTGAATCGGGAAATAATACTATATCCGGTTTAACATCATCGAGCATTCTAATCGTGTTATCTCTTTGAAGGCCTTGATTCCATCTTCCATTATTCTTTGTTTCTATATACTTGACAACTTTCGGGTGGTTAACCACCGCTTTGCGGATATAAGGCGTCGGCTCGTTAAGATTTACATAAATCTCGTCAACATATTTAGATAAATCTTCTAAAACCATATCAATATAATCATCATCATCGTGAGCCATAAAACAAGCAACAATTTTGGGACTTTTTTTAACCATTTTTCTCAAAGGGTTCAACGCAAATTTCGAAATGAAATTTTAGGGTTTTCCCTTTTGGGCAAATCTCTTTTATTCCTTCTCCGTTTGGTAATTTTAGTTCAAAAACTTCTCCTTCTTCTAAAGCGAAATCGCAATGGTAGGCGTGTTCTTCTCTGTGTTTTTTGTATTTTGTTAAAGGTTTCCAAATTATCATATTTTCTGAATTATACCCATTCCTGGTATTAAATGACCTTTTCCATAAATTGTACTCCCGTACTCTAAATTGACTTTAGGATATCTAATTTCTTTCCAGAAATCCCTGACTCCTTCCCTGATATTAACCGTGTCGTGCATCAATATCAATCCTCTATCTTTAACTAATGGTACATACATTTCAAAATCTTTTTTTACTCCTTTGTAACTATGGTCTCCATCTATCAATAAAAGCTCGTATTGACCAAATTGTTTGACTTTCTCAAATACTTCTTTTGAATGTGAATTGCCAACTACTAAATGCCAATAAGGTCTTAATTCTTCCGGAACTCTATTCGTTCTATCTCTTAAATCAATTGAAACAAGTTTTCCTTTTCCGTTTTCTTTTAGGGCGGACAAAAAGGTTCTGGTACTTTGAGCTTGTCCAACTCCAATCTCTAATATCAAATCTGGTTTACTTTCTAAAACAATCTCGTAAAGCATTAAAACATATACCCTCATTGCCCTTCTCATTTGTTTCATCTGGAGTACAATTTCGTTCATCTTTCTTTGTGATAATAAATGAAAGTTGGCTTGTGAATTATATGGACTTTATCCATTCCTTCAAACATTGCTATTTTTTCAATCAATTCCCAATCATAAGTGATTTTTCTTCTTGGTCTTGGTTTAAATCCACCATATTTCTCAAATATATCTTTCTTGTAAAGGAAACTTCCTAAATCACATTGTTGGGGTTTTATCTGGCATTTTAAAATATGTCTGTAATCTTTATTTATTACTCCTCTTATTTCCATATCAACTCCTATTAAAACCGCTTCCGGTTTTTGTTTGTGTCCTTCAACTAATGTTTCTAAATGGTCCGGATACCATAAATTATCATCGTCTAAAAAACAAATCCATTCATCTCCCCATTCTCTTTGACTATCTTTTAGATAAGCAAAGGAGATGACTGCCCCAACATTTCTGGCAAATCCGCCGAAATAGTGGGTTCTTACTCCCAAATCAACCCAGTGTCTGTTTTTGTTTCCTCTACATATCTTTGGTAATTTCCATCTTAATTCGGAATTATTATCATTAACTATAATGTGTTGCCATTTCTTGTAAGTTTGATTGTCAACGCATTCAATTACTCTTCTTACTCCTTCTAATCGCCAACCCGCTGTTATTATTGTAATGTTCATTTTAAAAGTTTTAATGGGATATTTGTTTTTGGGTCTATTTTCGGATATGGTTTTCTCAAATAATCTTGTTTCTGTCTTACCGGAAAACTCCATTGTCTATTATACCAATCCGGATAACCTCTATTCTTACAATATCCTAAATGGTTCAACCATAAATTATTTGCCCAACTACATTCTTTGCCTAATTTATTCCTCATTCTTTTAAGGAATTCAGCGTCATCCCAATATCTGTTTCCAAGTCCGCCCATCGCAATATAATCAGATTTTCTTTGAATTCTGAAATAAGCTGATAATGCCTTTCTTGCCCTGCTTAAATCTCCTTTTGTCCATTTCATATTGGGAATTCTCTGTATCCTACAACCTATGCCTCCGTGATTGGGATATTTTTTCATTAAACCAATCAACTGCTGAATAACATCTGGTTCAAGTTCGGGAACTATAATGTCGTCTTGCATCATAATAAAGAACTCTGACTCAACGAACTCAAACCCTTGGTCATAAGCAAAGCATAAAGTAACTTCTTTTTTGTTTGAAACGAGCTTGTAAATCTTGCCTTCTCTTTTTAATTTCTCCAGATACTCTAATGTTCCATCTCTTGAAGCGTTGTCAACCACTATCAATCTAAACGGAGTTTTTACTCTCTTATAAAGCTCTTCAATACTTCTTTTGGTGAAATGTAATCGGTTACAAGTAAGTAATACTATGTCAATCATCTTTTCTTATAAACGCAAAGGATTGACTTTTGGGCATTGTGTCCTTTCAATTCAGTCATATTCCTATGCTCTATTGGTTTATATCCAAGCCAATGTTTTAAAAGATAATGAAGAACTGGTTTTGTCAAAGCAACCTTATGTCCTTCTTCTAAAATTGTTTTCGGCCCCAATTCGCCATCAGGGACAATTATTCCTAATATCCCGCCCTTTTTTAAAACTCTGTCCCATTCTTTTAAAGTTTTCTTTGTGTCCGAAAAATGCTCTAATGAATGACAAGCCATTACATAATCTAATTCTTCGTCTCTAAACATCCATAAATCATCTCCGGAAATCCCAACTATATCTACTCCCGGAAAAGGGAACAAATCAATGCCAATCGCATCTGGGTGAACTTTCCTATAACCACAACCGACATCTATTCCTCGACCTTGACAATACTTGGCAAGCAAACTTCTTTGCCCTTCACATTGTTTTGTCCACTTTTCAGTCGGCACTCCCTTTTCTTTCATTCTTTTCTCTCTTCTTTGTTGCTCTCTTTCATCATAAGGGTGATTTATCTTTACTGGTATATTCGTTTCAGGGTCAATATCCGGATATGGTTTCTGCTCTCCTTGTTTAACTCTTTCTGGGCTATAAGTGAAATAATCTTTAAATCCTTTAACATACCCTTTGTTTTCTGGCATAAAACCAATATGGTTAGCATAAAGATAAGTTGCCATCGCATACTTCTTTTTAAGTTTTTTCATTGTATTGGCGAAAGTATGCGACTCCCAATGCCTTAATCTGCCAAATGGTCTATCTCCTAATTGAGCTAAATCGCTTCTCTTCTGAATCCGGAAAACAGAAGGCATACTTTTTATTGTATCAATCAATTCTCTGTCTTCGTCTATCTCTAATCTTGCTGTCCTTTGTATCCTCATACATATCGCTCCATAATCCGGATAGTATTTGTTAAATAAATGAACTAATCTCTCCAACCAACAAGGTCGTAAGTTCGGAGGGATTAGGTCATCTTGGGTCGTAACAAATACTTCTGACTCAACCAGTTTAAATCCTTCATTTAATGCTTTAGGTTGACCTATGTTTTGGGATAGAAAAATATGCTCGCTAATCTTTCCAATCTTTTTACAATGTTTCAAGTAATCTTTTGTACCATCGGTTGAAGCATTATCAATCACTATCAATCTGTAAGGATAAAAAGTTCTTTTGTAAATCTCGTCAATTGTTCTTTTAAGGAAATGAACTCTTTGGTATGTAACTAACAGAATATCAATTGGCTTGGTTTTTTCCATTTTAATAATCTTCTAATAAAATCGGTTCTAATTGTTTTTTGTAAATAATATCTATGTTACAGGAATTTTTAATCCTCAAAAACTGCTGATTTATCTTACTATTCTTTAGATATTCATCTATTTTTTTGGCTAACTTCAGATAAGCATCATCAGTTACACTCGTAAAACTCAATTTTCGAACCGAACCAAAACTATGAGCTAAAACACTTTTATTTTCCTCGCCAAAGTCAAATAAAGGCGGAAAATCTTTGTTAAGAACAAGCAATTGTTTAGTCATTGATGCTTCTAAAAGGACGTTTGAGCATACTTCTGAAGTTGTTGGGAAAATAAATAAGTTTGAAATTTGCATAAGGTCTCTTACCACATCTCTTGGGACTCCCCCAATTGTTTCCGGTGATAAAGTTGAAGTAAAAACAATTTCGTCTTTACTTAAACCCTTTTCGTAAGCAAATTTCAGTTTAGCTTCAATCTGTTCTTTTAACCTCCTTGCGTTAGCATTACAAATAATCAATAAAACCTTATTTCCTATCTCTTTTAATTTAGCAAATACTTCTATAACCTTATCTATTCCCTTGGCGTCCATTCTGGTTGAGCAAATCGGGTAGGTTTGAATAATATCCCGATTAAATAAATCATACTTATCTGCTAACTGGTAAGTGATAGGGTGCCAGTCAAAAAACAATCTGGGGTCTTTGTTATTAAATACCACTCTAACATCGCTTTCGCTTACGCCAATCGCTTTGGCAAATCTCGGGACATCGGTATAGTTCATATAAACATACCTGCTTCTGGGCATTTTAAGATTTAACCCTCCGCTTATCGCTGAATGTGCCCAATGTATCCATTTAACATTCGAAACACCACACTCCATAATAGCTTTTCGATAAGTATAATATGCTTGTAGGTATATCAAGTCGTGTTCAATAGCTACATCAAATTCCTTCAACTCCTTTTTAAAAATTTCAATGAGCTGTTTTTTAATTTCTGGGTTCTCTACATTCTTCTCCATTCTAAATCTCGGAAATATCGCTTTCATTTCGCATTCTATTCCCTCTCCTTTACAGCCTTCTTGAGCAAAGAAAACTACTTTATGACCATATTTATTCAAGGTCTTAATCTGGTCTCGAACGTCATTCACCAATGAATAACTTTCCGGCATATTTCTAAAAGCTGTAAGGATTGCTATCTTCATTTTGTTATGTACTTACCCTTTTTCAATTTCTTTGCTTCTTTTTGGGGCCTCATCATTCTATCCATTGGTGGTTTTCTTAATGATTTTCTTTTAGTAGCAATCTTTGCTACTCCAAGTTCAATCAAACCGTGAGCAACATTGTTGCTTACAATTTCAATCTCTCCTTTTTTATGACCCTTATAATCTTTTAAATAAATTATTCTCTGCACAGTTTGTTGGAAGGAGACAAAGGAGAAGATAGTCCAGAAGGCACGAAACTATCCTCTACTCTTTGTCTCCACTCCAAGTTAGTTTATCACTAAGGAATACCAGTAAGTTTCCTAATAGCGTTTTCAAGGACACAATTTCCAGCTATTCTTTCAACAACCCTGATACCAACTTGGTCTTTCTCCCAAGCATCGCCTGCTTCACGAGAAATCGTAACGGTCATTCTTTTTCTGTCGCCGAGCCAATAACCTCTCTTGTAATCTCCGAAATAAATTTCGGATTCAGGAAGCCAGTTATTCTCAATGACAGGATAACCGTAAATCGTGGCGGGTTGGCCTGGAGCTACTGCTTCTTGCCAGATGTACCTATTCTGGCTATCCTTGATTTTTCTCAACTCCTTGATATTCGTGTTGTGAACCAAGAACTTGGCATTTGCCCTGTACTTGGAAGGCAACAGATAAATCAAGTTAATAATGTCGTCAAAATCAAGGTTTCCAGAACAAGCAACACTACCAATTGAGCAATTAGTCAAACCAGTTGGTTGGCCAGTACCACTACCAGCGGTAATGACTTTGTCCTCTTCATCTCTAATTGCCTCGGCAAATAGACTGATGATTAACCTTACAACATCGAAAGTGTCGCAATCTTCAACCAATTCTTCACTGGCATAAAGAATAGCGGCAACTTTGTAAGCAGTAAGGGTTTTTTCGGAAAAATCGGCTGTAGTGGTAGATTTGGTGGCATTTTCCGAAGTCCAAGTAACCTTTGGCTTGCTTCCGAGTTTCGGGATTTTCATTACGTCCCTTTTCATCGGAACAACCCTAACAAGGCCACGCATGTGATGCGGGTCTTCTAAGTCCTTAATAAGTTCAGCCCGGAACTCATCAGGAAATAGATAACCACCATCGGCCGCAACTCCTTCGCTCAATGCTTTAAGAACAGCATGGTCACCATTGACAAGGGCTTGAAAGAATCCAACGATTTTTTCTTCCTTGCTCAAGCTATCCACGCCCTTCCTAACATCGACGGGAGTATAAAGCTTGCTGGCCATATCTGGTCTCCTGCCGGCCAACTCGTCTAATTTCTCTTTCAATTCTTTTAAGTTCAATTTTTTCTCAATTTTCTTAACCACTTTTTCAACTGCTTCCTCAACTTCTTCTTCGGTTTCTTCTGTTTCCTCTTCAGTTTCTTCAACTGCTTCTTCGGTTTCCTCTTCTTTTGGTGCTTCTTCCTCCTCTTCTAATTGTTTCCTCAATTCGTCTATCTCGGCTAACTTTTTCTTGAGTTCATCTTTTGCGCTCATTTTTCTTTGACTTCTTAACTTCTTTTAATACGAAGTTAGAATCTTTGTTTATTCTTTGCAAAGCCCGCAATATAACCTTGTTCATCAATGGTTTCTTTGCCATCTTTGCTCGACCTTTCGATTCGCCTTCACTGTCCCGAACAGCATCTGCTTTAAGCAGTCCCTGTAGGACAGCAATCGTCCTTTTTAATTCTTGTATGGCATTTTCTATAATCTGTCTGTTTTCACCAAGTTTAATTTTAGGCTCTGAAATTCTATCTAATTCTCTTTTTAATCTTTCTTCTAATTCATCGAGTGTATCAGCACTACTAATATCAAACATTTCAAATAATTCAGCTTTGGTATATTCTCTTAATTCTGGTGGTTCTTTGTCAAACTCTTTATAGTGCTTTACAAGATGATTGTATACTCCTTTCTTATCATTATCAGGTATATCAACTCCGCCTCTTGCCCCTAACAATACAGCCATTGCGGCCGCAACCCCCCTCCAAACTGTTTTCAAACCTCCACCAATAACATCGTGGTGAGGAAGTTTGTAAGCTCGTAGATTTTCAGTATCGCCACTATCATACCAAGTAAATGCCTGTCTGTATTTTGTCCAGTTGATATTATCTTTATCCGGACCACCTGCCCATCTTCTTACTCTTGCTTCGGCGGCACGAGCGTCCCAACTAACTCCTTCATCTGCTAAAGCAAACTTCTTGAACGGAACCACCCCTTTCTTTTCTGCTTCCGTTTCTTCCCTTGTCGCCGGCTCAAATGTTCCATTATGGGACTTACAATGTGCCCTTGCCGAACCTTCAGTCCAAACTTCTTTGTTATAACGCATTGATTGGACTTCTGCCTTACCCTCTTTAATACCAAAGATATAATCTATACATTTGTCATCGTGTTTACGATAACAATTCTTTCTTTTAAATCTTTCGTATTTATCAGGGCTTTTTAATCGGCAAGAGTGTTCATTTGGGTAAGGTTTAATCACCATTTCTTTTTCTAAAACCTCAGAAGCTGTGGTAAATACTTCTGAAATTTCTTCTTCTGCAAGAGTCTCATTTTCTTCGTCTGACTGGTCTTCTAATGCCTTTATTTCTCCTTTGACCCAATCATTTACTGCTTCTTTGTCTTTATCAGTAAATTCTTTTGAAAGGGTTAAGGCGCTTGCTAAAGCGGGGACAGGAACAGCTGAAATTTCAAGCAGTTCTTGCTTTAAAATCACGTGAGGGTCTTTTTCATCAACTTTCAAAGGAATAAACCCAACAGAAAATGCTCTCATAATTGGCGGCTCTGCTTCATACATTTCTTTTACTTGTTTAGCAAACGGAGTAATTTCATGAAAAACTGGTTCAAACACCAAATTCTTTCCTTCAACTCTGATGTTTTTAGCAATACCAACTGGCGGAATGGAATAATTATGGGCAAATTGAATAACAGGGTTTTTCTTGAAGTTATCAAGAACCCAGCCATCAACTTTAACAATATCGCCCATTCTATCTTTATCTTCCGAAGAAGCGATTGCTACCAGCTTACCTTCTCTTTTCTCAATTAGAGCTTCAATTGATTTCTTTTTTTGTTCTGCCATTTTTTTAAGCTTAATTAGTTTAGCATCGACCTTTGACCATCATTCCAATAAAACAGGAATAATGGTACATCTACAAGCGACGTGGAGGGGTGGTTGTCCAACGTCCTCGTAATCGAATTTAATTCCCATAAAACTATCGCCTTTTTTAAAATACTTTTCTTCTAAGCCTACAATTTTACCATTCATTGCCGCACATCTTTCACAAGTTCTTTCGTCAAAAGCGGTTAACCATTCTTTTGCTTTGACTACGCCTGATTGTTTGTATGCTTCTAATGTTGCGAAATTAGTTGCTCTTGACGTTTCTGTCCTTGCTATTTGTTGCGCTCTTATTCCTTTTGCTCGCTTAAACACATCTTCTATTCTTTTGGTTAGTTTAGTAATACTTTCTCCTTCTGCTATTCCTTCTTTAAGAACTCTCCTAATTTCTTTATTGGTTCTTTTATTAACAGAATTGGCAAACTTTATTGGTTGTTCTTGTAAAAATTTAATGACTTCTTCAGTGGTTGTATTAAACTGCCCATACTCTCCCATATTTACTAAAGTATAATTTCCTTCTGTTTCAATAATATCCTGAATAAGAGAAGTTAGAGAAACAACAAATCTTTTATTTTCCTCTTTGACATCGAGAAGAACCCGAGGAATACTTAATTTCATTTCGTGCCAATACTTTTTGGGTCTGCTTGCCGAATCAACTTGGGCCATCTTATTAACCACCGCCAAGCATTGTCTTTGTTCTTTTCTTAATCTTTTTAAAGTTTCTTTTTCTTGTTCTCTAAAAATAGTTTTTAACCGGCTAATAAATCTTTCTTCTTCTCTTTCGGCTAATTTTATTTGTCCTTCCCAGAATAATTTTTTATCTTTTATTCCTTGTCTTTTTTTAATAGCTTTTTTATTTATATCTTTTTTTTTATGATTTTTATGATGTTTAAGATGAGCTTTAACAACTTTTCTGATAGTTTCATCAATATCTTCTATCTCTTTTCTTTCAGCATTCCTCGCATCAAGAGAAACTAATTTTCTTGAATATCTTGGGGCTATCTTTTCTTTCATCGATTTTGTCCCGCCGATTGGTATGTAATTTATCGGTAAATAAATACTATCGCCGCCCTCTTTAAGCGGTTCTAATCTTTCTGCTTTTCTAACTTCATTGATTGTCATCCAGCCATTTCTCAATGCGTTTTCGTAAACTTTTAGTTTTAATTCAGAATTCTCCGGGACAGGGTCATCAAAATCAAGGAAAAGATTTTCACTATTAGGAAATCGAGGAACAAAAAACTCGTTCAGTTGTTCAACGAGTTTCTGCATCTTTGGTTTAATTGTCCAACGAGCAAAAGAATAAGCGGCAACTTCTGCGTTTGCTCTGTTAACTTCTTCTGTAATTGCTACAATTGGTTTTGGTACTCTAAAAATTGAAAGTATCTTGTCCCTGCCAAATCTTTGCTGGGCAAGGAACTCCATATCTTTAGCACTTAATTGAACTGCCTTGTAATCAAGTCCATCGTGTAAAATGGCTGTCTTGGCGTGTTTCTCAACGCCTCGATACATCTTATTCCATTCTTTCTTTAATCTGTTTATCTGTTCTTTTGTTAATCTTTTATCTGTTCTTAAAATAGCATCTGGTCTGGCTGAATTGTAGAAAAATTGGACATTCCATTGTTCTGAATACTTATCTAAATCATAAGTTCTTGCGGCCGCTTCCAATGTTCCTCTCCCTCTGAATGGTTTTAACGGGTGAGGATATTTAAGCATTATAATTTGTTCTGGTTTAAAGGAAATTTCTTTTCCATCTTCTAATCGGTAAATATATCCGCCGATAACTTTTTCTTTATCCCACTTAATTTCTAATCTGTCTGGTCTTAAAAGATAAATATCAAAAAATTTTCCTCTTTTATCTAATAGCCACGGGGCCTCGCCCGTTAACTCAAGATAGGTCTGACTTAACCAAATATGGTCGAATTTGGTTGTGAAGTTGTTAATTCTGTATAAGCTGTCAAGGATTGGGTGACTATTAACTTCTTGAACTTCTGTCTTGTTTCCTTTCTTGACTCTTTTATAAAGTCGAAAATTGATGGTCGCAATTTCATCAGCAATCGCTGAAACGCATACATAGACCCAACTTTCAGCGGCTTTCAAATAATCCTCTTCTCTTAATTTTGGCGGAATACTACCCCAAGCCGGGGCAATAGCAGAAAGTCCTTGATTACTTCCGGTTTCTTCTCTTTCTTCTAATTGACTCCAAGTAATTTTTTGGTAGCCAAACTTTTTAAATACTTTATCAATAAATGACATTTTAACAAAAAACGGTCAACGCAAAAATTGTTGACCGTCGGTTTTCCCTTCGGGCCTAATAGATTATTACTATAATTTATATCGATTAAAAGACCTTGTCAAGAAGTCAAAACACTTCAATGCCAGGTTCGGTCGCAATAATACTCATTAACCCTTGCACCAAAAGCACAAAAGCGTCAACTAAATCATCGTGAGCTTCCACCCCAAATCCTGTTAATTGAATTATTAAATCCTCACAACCTCTCCTTGGAAAAAGAACTGTCCCGTTTTGAATGTAAGTTGCGATTGTTCTTAATCTTGCTCTTTTATCAGTGCTAACCTTTACTCCTTCTACTGGTAATCCTACTCTTTCCATCGACTCAATTTGCATCCTTTGATAAGCAACATCTTCAACCCATAAAGTTGTTAATCCTTTTTCATCTCCCAAAGACAAACTAACTTGCTTTGCTCTTTCAGTTGTCTCAAATCCGCTTAATCTTTCATTGACTGGGTTGGGTAAAATATAAATTTTAGGATTTCCATTGATAAATGCTAACTTGCCAGAAACCATTGCTGTATAATCTGCCGTTTCTTTTTTACTAATAGCAAGGTCAACTCCTGTTCCCTCGCACTCAACTAATTCATTAGGAATTCTATCATAATAACGTATCCAATTATCACGAACTTCTTGTCCTTCTTCTGGAATTATTTTTAAAAGATACTCTCGTTGCCAAGTCCTCATATCGTTTACTTTATCTCTCTCTTTTTGAATATCTGCTTCAGTTGGAAACTTTTCAGCCCATAACGCTTTACCATCTTTGTCGAGAAAAGGATATTCTTTTACTACGCCCTTTCTTTCGCCTCTTTCTATTTCTCCTTTAATCCTACTCATTATCGAATCACGATGAAGTAAATTTCCAATTATTATATATCTTGTATTTACATCGCCTGCCGGAATTACATCACCATTAAACCAACGAAATGTTTTATCACGCTGTTCTTTCGTTCTTACCATTTCAAGGTTTTCAATATCATCAATTATAAACAAATCTGGTCGATATTGTTTATGTCTTATTCCTCTTGTTTTTTGTCCTGTTGATTTAGCTGTAATCCTAACACCATATTTAGGCAATACAATGTTAGTTGCTGTCCACTCTTCTTTACCCTCAAATGGCCCCCAATCTTCAATTAACTGTCTATTCATTTCAAGCTCTGTTTTTAAATTATAAATATGAAGCTTGGCTTGTGGAAAAGTATCAGCGGTTAAAACAGGAAATTTTACTCGTCTTGATATTATTGCCCAAATAGGCAAAGCGAGCATTGCTATCGTTGATTTAGCACTTCCTCTAAAAGCAATTATTTCTACAAATTTTAAACTCCAATCTTGAAGAAGAGTATAAATTTCTTTCTGAAACTCTGCTGTCGGATAAACAATATAATGAGGAAAATAAGTATGGCTAAACCAATAAAAACTCTGAGCAGTTATTTCTTTTCTGAAAACAACATCATTTATTATCTTCTGTTTTATCTTTTCGTAATCCCGCATATTCAAGTGCTTTCTCTAAAAGCTTTCTGTCTTCTTTGTTTAATTTTCTTTCTATTTCGCCTTCAAGCTTTACAACCTGTTTTTCGTCCCAATCCTCAAAGTATTTAAGCCATAATTTCACTTCAGCGGCATTACCTTCGGCTATTGCTTTCTTATAAAGCCCGAGAATAACCGTTGGAGTTCTCTCTCGTCCCCATTCTTTTCTTATTTTACCAACTTCTTCCCAAAAACCTTCTACCCTTTTCCATCTCGATAAAGTTGTAAAATCAACTCCTAATTCTTTTGCTAATTCTAATTGTGTTTGTGGTTCTCTAACGGGACTTGGTAAAGCCATCCATCTTACAAATTTTTCAAATTCTTCCCATTTTTCTATGCGTTCTTTTTTAGCTTGTTTTGGCATAATTTAAGTTTATTAACTTGCTAAATAATCAGCACAAATCAACTCTTAAAAAATTATTATCCATAAGTTACAGAAGCATCTGGACTTTCGTAAACGGAAACCCAAACACGACCCTTTAAGCTTTTCTTTGTTAACAATAAATTTATTTCTTCCCACAAATAACGGGCAAGATTTTCTGCGGTTGGGTTGAAACCTAAAATATCATTTAGAAGCTGATGGTCAAGACTCTTAATAACTTTTTTAATCTCTGAAAAATCAACTATCATTCCATTTTTGTCCAACTCTTCTGTCTCAATCATAACAACTACCTCCCAACGATGTCCGTGTAAATTTCCACAAGGGCTTGGGTAATCAAGTTCCAAATAATGGGCGGAGTCAAAATGATATTTTAATTTAAGGGTATATTTAGTCCCCATAACTTTCTTCATCTTTAACTGTTTTAACTAATAAAATACTTTTTTGTGTCTCAATAACCTGATAAGGTTTACCATTTTTTATTTTTAACTTAACCTCACCATATTTTGTTTTAATGATATGGTTTACTAATTTGATGAATTCGTAATCAGTATCAGCGTAAAGAATTACTTTTCCTTCTTTTATTTCCATAACTTATTTGGTTGATTAAGTCTTTAAATTCTTTAACACTTAACCGGACGTCATATTTTTCTTTTACTTCTTTCAATCTTTTCTTTGCTTCTTTTTTTCTTTCTTCTGGGTCTAAAAATCTTTTAAGTTCTTCTATGTTTGTTGCTACCGGCATTCCTAAGGCCCAAGCTTTAGTAATCTTGTTGTTACTTTTAAATCTTCCTCTCGGCCTTGTGTCCGGAGGCATAACTACAAAATCACATTTCAATATCTCATCATTTATTGTTTCTAACTCCCATTTTATATTCTTGTCTGCTTTTTGATAAAATGGCCTCAAATTTGAAATAACAACAAGTTCTAATCCAAAACTTTTAATTGACCAAATGGCTTTATCTAAAACTTTAGCATTATGAGAATATCCATACCAACAAACTTTCTTAGCTCTTCCTTTGTGAACTTTTTGTTTGTTGTGAAATTCTAAATCCTGTCTGTCAGGAATAAATATAACTGGTTTGTCTGTAAACTTTTGAACTTCATCTCGTAAAGCTTCAGTAGAAGTAGTAACCGCATCACAATAATCAATTACTTCTTTGATTGGTAAAGTATCAAGCCAATCAGGGTCACATAAATCAAAAATTTTTATACCATTAAACGCTCTAACATATTCCGGCCAATAACATTTCTGAAAAATAACAACATCATACTTTCCGCCTTGTTGAAAAACCTCTGCCTCTGGCCAATACTTAATAAGCCAATGCCCTCTAATTCGTGAACTACCAACATTTTCTCTTCCGTGCCATTGTTCAAAAAGCAAAATTCCAACTTTCTTTTTCATTTCTTTTTCCATTTTTCTAATACTTTATCAACAAGAGTTAACCAATCTTCTCTAAATCTTTCACCATTAAAAACCTTAATTGCAGTTTCACGACCTTTTTGACCTATTTGAACTGCTTTTTTATAGTCAAAAATCATATTGGCAATTAACTTGGCTGAATGTTCAGGATTGTCTTTACAAATCCAGCCATTAATTCCATTTTTAATAAACCTATCCGCTCCTTGATGCTTTGTCGTAACAACGCAACAACCACTAAACATTGCTTCTGTCCTTGTTCTTGGCATTGGCGAGCCAAAAGTAGGATTAAAATAAACAAGTGAACGGCCCAAGAAATCTCTATAATCGTCCCAATCTTTACAATACTTATCTGTTCCTATCCAAACAAGTTCAATTCCATATTTCTCTTTTAAAATTGTTCTTGTATCGTGAAAAAGACGCCTACCATAATACTTATCTCCTATTCCTGCCGGAGAAATGAAAGTAACCACTCTTGGTTCTTTTGGTAAGTCCCACCATTCTTCTTTGTCAAGTCCGTGAATAATCGGGTGTCCCCAACCCCACATCTCGACGGCTTCATAAGAATTGACAACCATTTCAGCAACTCCTTCTAATGCTTCTTTCATTTTTTGTCTGGCCCATTTAATCCCGTTTTCTTCTGTTGGTTCCATACCATCTTCTTCTGCTTTTTGGGGAAAAACCTCAGGATAAACCGGCGTTCCGTGGTTAATCACAATAATAGGAATATCTTTGATTTGTCCTCTTACTTCTCTAAAAAGCATTGTTTTACCATAAGCAATTTTTGGTGAAAGACATTGCTGGTCAATATGTAAAAGAGCAAAATCATATTTGCCGGGTTCATAATAAGCAACCCATTTTAAATGTTTCGGCATTGGCCTGGCTTGATGTCCCCATTTACGAACGTGCTGAATAAGATAATGCCATTCAAATGGTAATTTCAATAACTCATACTGGTGGCTTGTATGCCAAGGCAAGCTGAAAACTTTAATCTTGCCCCATTTTCTTAAAAATTCTTCTTTTATCATTTTATCGGTCTTAATTGAGCATAAATTACCACTCCTTTTTCTTCTGCTTTCACTATTTCAAATTTATGCCCTGGGTTAATATCATAATATGTTGGTTTCACTTTGGTAAAATAACTAAAAGTATTTTCAGTAAAAAAGCTTTGATGAGTTGGGTCTCTAAAAGACGTATCTGTTCCTGCGATTGGAACAACAATATCTAAAATTCCATCTTTTTTCAAAACCCGATGACATTCTCGCATCACATAAAGCAAATCATAAGAAGATAAATGCTCTAAAACACTATGGGCTTTTACTCTCGTGAAAGTATCATCAGAAAAAGGCAGTCCTTTTGTAATGTCCCAAACTATCTCTTGTCCATAATCTTCCCAATCAATCCCAATAGCATTTCTATCTTTTGCTCTTCCACAACCAATATCTAATTCATTTGGCAATCTTTTAATAACTTTTTCTTTTACTGGTTGTAACTTAATGTGAATATCTGGTCTGTCATTGATATTCTTCTCTAATATCTTCCATTTTCTTTTTACAGCATCAGTTTCTAAAGCATCAAAAGTATACTCATTGAAATATCTTTTATGTCTTAAAGCATATGCTTTGATATTGTCTTTGTGAGGAACTATTATCCAAGCTTTTCCGTGAGGTTTTAAAACTCGCCAAAATTCATCAATAACAAACATTGGGTCATCAAGATGCTCTAAAACATGTTGACAAAAAATTTCGTCTATTGTGCTATCAGAAAAAGGTAAACATTCTTTCTCAATATCTCTTATGATTTCTTGTCCATAATCTTCTTTGTCAATCCCTATGTATCCCTGGCGAGGATTTTTACCACAACCAATATCAAGTCGCATTTTGTTTTCTTTTTGACCTTCTTTCAAGGTCTTTTTTATAATCTTTGTTAATTTCCCAAAAATCCTTATCCCAATCAAATTTATATTCATGTAATTTTCTATCCATTTTTTTAGCCATTTCGTAAACAGTTTTTAATCTAACCCTTATTTCTTCTCTAACCGTTTCGTCATTAACAGCAAAAGTCAAATCATAAATCTCTCTAATAACCTCGCAAATAGTTCTTCGTTTATCAGCATATCGGTCAATGTTATCTAAAATTTCTTTATTTACCATACATCTTGCGATGACAATTTCGGCATAATGTTATACCATTTCTAATCACAAATCTCAATTTAGGATATTTAGCAAAAGATTTGATATGATGTGCCTCTAATACAATTCTTCTTTTTAATTCTCTATTCCATCCACCTTTCAATCCGCATTTTTGGCAAGTATAATTATCTCGCCTTAAAACATTTTGCCTCCATTTTCTATACTTAGGTGAATTTCTTATTTCATTATTTTTTGGAGTAATCCCACCCTTCCAATTTGGATGTTCTCTCCCTTTTTTGAATCCTTCGGTAGGTTTATGTTTTCTGGTTTTCTGTGCTATACTTATTAATCTCTTTTGCCATTCGGGAAGACGACGCCCTTTGTTTGCTTTACTAATCTTCTTTTTCGTGTCTTCGGGCATTTTATAGCCCCTATGAGACTCACTCAGCTTTCTTTTATGCTCTTCGGATAATTTCCTTCCTTTAAGTGCCCTACTTATCTTATTAGCCCAAGTAATTTTCCTACCCTTCATTAACTTACTTATTTTCAACTTCGTTATCTCAGAATGACGTTTTCCTAAATTGATTTCTCTTAATTTTTCTTTAGTTTCTTTTGTATGATGTGTTCCTTTTTTCATTATCTAATTATAATATATCCCACCATACCTATCAAATCCCATAAAGCTTCCATAATAGAAACTTCATTTTCCAAAGAGATTCTTTTTTTCTATATTTTGATTTTGACGAAAGGATTTCTTTAGCCCGAGCGAATGGCAAGTATCTAAACTTAAACCCTTGACTTTTAAACCTCGTAGAAATCTCTTGTGTAGTTCCGCCCCATTCTGTAATTCTTTCGTTAAACATACCTGCTCGAATAAGATAGCTTCTCCTGACAGCACTAAAGTTTTCAACGAAACTCCTCTTGCCGCTTCCCTTATTTCCAAAATACCAAACTTTTTCTTTGTCCCTTAAAACTCTTTTGGCAAATTGATAAATAGCATCCTCGTATGGTTTTAATCTGCTATCACAAAAAACTATTGCTTCTCCATCCGCCTCAATCACTGCCATATTTCTTGCCATTGCTAAATTGTATCCATCCCGATTTGTATTTAAATACTTAATCGGGTATCTTACCTTCTCTCGCATTGATTTTACTGCCGATTCTGTTCCATCAACGGAGTTATCATCAGCTATAATCGCTTCTATGTTTTGATAATTTTGTTCATCTAATGCTTCTAAAATCTCAAGTACTTGTTTCTTTCTATTATAAGTTGGAATAATTACTGAAACCAATGGTTCTTCGAAAAGAACTTTATTATATAATCTGGCATATCGACGGGCCATTTTAGCATCTGAAAAATCTTTTACCGTTTTCCAACCTTCCTCTCTTAATTCTAACATTCTCTTTCTGTTATCCATCAATGCTTTTAATTCATTTTTTAAATCTTCCAAATCTTCTGTCTTGCCTGACCTTACTACCATATTCTTCTCGTTATAAATATCTGGAACGTGTCCAACATTTCGAGTAAGAACCGGCACCCCCATAGCCATTGCTTCAAGAATTGGCAAAGTTCCTGAATTTCCGCAAAACATTGTTTTCTTATTTCTTCTAACAAGCAAAATATGATTAGGCACTTCTAAACAATAAACCTTTCCGTTATACTTAATTTTTTTCAAATCAAGATTTTTTCTGACATAACTTTCCAACTTTTTAGACTTTTCATAAATAACATATTCTATTTCATTAGTATTTGCCCAGTGGTCAACAATCCATCGCTTCTTTTTTCTTTTCCTTTTAGAAATATAAACATTCTTGCCTATTTTCAATAAACATTCTTGTATCCCATCTGCCAACTTTTCTGAACTTGTAAAAAAAATCCTGTTTCCATTATATTTCATTCCATCTCCATAACTAAACCATTCAAGGAATTCGTTTATATACTTTGGCCTCGCATTAAGAATTTCTTTCGGAACAAATTTTTCTGGTGCTTTCCCAAATTGCTCAAGATATCTTCCAAACTTATATCTATATCCCTTGTTTTGTCTTTCGCTAAATCTAAAACCATCTTTTATCTCTTGAAAATCAAATCCCATTTTTGTCAAAAGCCCTCTTATTTTCTTTTTTTCTTCTTTCTTCACCGCCGATATAGTAATTCTACAACTATTTTTACTTTGTCTATAAACACTTCCTTCTGCTAACCAAATCCCCATAAATCTATACCAATCTATACTGCCTTCTTTATATCTATTCCCTTTCCATTTACAGGTTCTTTGTATCTTAAAAGACTGGGGCAAGTCCTTTGCCTCAACAAATCTGTATGGCTTGTATATTGCTTTTCTATTCTTGTCAGTAGTTCTTGTAGAAACCCACATCTTATGATTTGGCGTCACAGCAAAACTTAAACTTCTATTGTCAACAGAATAAAGAACACCTTTATAATCATAAACCATTTTTCTAATTGGTTTCTGAAATTCTAAATAATTGCTCTGCGGATTGAGAGTCGCAACTTTTTCATTTTTTACATCTTTAATTTTTTTCCATCCATCTTCAGTTAGAACTTCCGTTTTATCATCATAACATTCAAAATTATCCACCGAGTTACAAACCAAAACCGTCATTCTTTTATATAAATTCCTCAATTCTTCATCTGTAACGTCTTCTTTGAATTCAACTCCTATATCTAATATCTGTTTCATATAGGCAGGTCTTGAAACTCTCCCTACTAAAAGAAAACGATAGCCCAAATCAGCACACGCTTGAGCTACTTCTCTTATTCCTTTTTTTCCTTCTATTCTTGCGGCTACCATTCCAACCGTCTTACATCTATGTAAACAGGCATTACAATCTTTATTAGGACAATAATTTTCATTGAACTGAAAGAAATCTAAATCAACTGATAAAGGAATATAAATTGACCCCGGCAGTTCTCTTTGTTGTGTCAGGTTATTCACAACTACCGCATTAAATTCTCTCCAATCTCTCTGATGTAAATCATAAGGATTATGATGAGTAAGAATTTTGGGTTTACTTTGTAAAAAAGCATATCTTTTTAAAAGCATTACCGCACTCTTCCAATACTGGAAATGTATCAAGTCCGCTTCTCTGGCTAATTCTTCAAATCTTTTCAAGACGTCTAATCCGGGTCTCTTAGGGTGAACTGGCAAAACTGTTGGACATAAATGCTCGTTATATTTAGCGATTGATAATGATAATCTATCAATCGCCGACCCCGGTTTAACTGATACAATTAAAAGTTTCATATTATTTGTAGCAAATCGCAATAAGTTTATAAATGTTGTCCTTCCATTGAATCTTTTGAAAACCTGCTTTTATTAAATTTATCTTTAAAATCTCTTTAGTAAAAACATTTCGATGATAATCATAACTATGTTTCTGGGCCCCCGTGAAAGCATAAATCCAACGAGTCGTATTTATTTTTGCCTTACCCCCACATATCCAACAATCTGGGTTCGCTTTAAAATCTTCTATTCTCTTTGCTTTGCGAGGAACGCAACCACAAACCTGACCATTAACATAGTACTCACACATCTTGCCTATATCTGGAACTTGAATCGTTAATTTACCGCCCTTTTTTAAAATTCGATACCATTCTTTAAGAACTTTTAAGGTCTTTTTAAAACTGATGTGTTCTAATACTTCTTGAGCAACAATCTCTTCTGCACTCTCATCTTTCCAAGGATAAGGAATTTTAGTCAAATCAAGGACAACTTCTGTTATTCCATTCCAATCTAAAGCATCTACATTTACAAAACCCGGTATTATTTTGGGACCTCCGCCAAGATTTAACTTAAGCATAATTTAGTATATTAAACCTTTTTTGCTGTAATAAGTGAACCAATCACATTTTGAGGGATATCTTTTCTAACTCTCATCTGATTCCGTTGATACATTTCTTCAATTCCATTTCCAATTCTATACTTATGCTCTAAAATCTCAAATTCAGTTCTTTTAAGTAATTCTTCTACTCCTTCTGGGGTATATCTTAAAAAATCAGTCCCAACAGGACGATGTATTCCATAAATGAAGTGAAACGAAATATACAAAATTCCACCTTCTTTAAGGAAATAACCGATATTTTTTAATGCTTGAAGCGGATTATACCAATACTCCGCAACCTCAAGACAAAATACAATATCATATCCGGGCCCAGCTTCAAGCATTGGTTCTTCATCTTGAATATCCATCAGAATATCTGGTTCTTTTTTTGTCTCATGGGGTTCGGGTAAATCTAATATGTTATAAATCTCAACTTCCCAAGATTTAGTTCTGCCTTTGACCGGTAATTGAGAACCGCCAATATCAAGTACTCTTTCCGCTTTTACATCAATTGTCTTCAGCCATTTTTCCAATTGAATTCTGGTAAAAGATGCCATATTTTAGCCTTTTTTTGCCTCGCTAACAGCATCAAAAATACTAATTATCCAAAATACAATTCCCGGAATAATTAAAAACATACCCCCAAAGGTAGCAATGAAAAATAAAATTCCTTTAATTGCATTTCCCGCATATATTTGCCCTAATCCCGGGATAAGAAACGAAAGGATACCAGCTAAAGTTGGGTCTTTTTTAATTTTATTGCTCATATTTTAATACTTTATTAAAGACTTCTAAATATCTCTCTCCCATAAATTTTAACGTTAATTGTTCTTTAGGTGCTTTCATAATTTCCCACGCACTACCCATACCATCAGTTCTTAAAATAATTTTCATTCCACACATAATTGCTTCTACCAAAACATTACTACAAGCGTCCATTTCATAAGTGTAAAGCAGATAATCGGCTCCCCTATAAATCATTGCCATTTCTTCTGGGCTTTTAACTACCCCAAAATATCTATATCTTTTTTCGGCCCCGCCAAAAAAATCAAAATGATACTTTTCTTGTTCTGGACTAAATCTTCCAACTATCCATAAATGGGCTTCTGGGTTTTCATAATAAATCTTTTGGAAATCATACCAAGCTCTTTCCCATCTTTTTGTTTCATCTCGATTATATCTGGAATAAAGATACTGAGGGTTTCCTTCTTTTGGTATCTTCGGCCCTTCTGGTTTAAAAATTGTTTCATCTGTGCCATTTAAAATTATTACTCCTTCTCTTTTAATGAACGGATAAATCCATCGCCTTGCCCATTCTGATTGATAAATAACTTCATCTGCTAATTGAGAATAATCATATAAACGGAATGTTCCTGTATTTCGGTTTCTGCTATTTCGAGGTACATTATCAATTCGCAGAACAATTTTCTTTTTTAAACCTTTTACTTTTTTGACTTCATTTCTTTCGGCAAGCGTAGAACCGGGAATAAAATAAATATCACAATCTTCTAAAGAATTAACAAACTGAACCTTACCACCCAATGCTTTTTGTATATTTCTCGTAAAAGTCCACCCACCACCAATTCCATATTTAGCTCTTTGCGGAATATAAATTTTCATTACTCAAATGACCCGCCTGCTAAAAACCATTTAACAATTTTGAATAGGAAATATCCAACTCGAGAAGCAAGAACTAAAGCGAAAACCACAATTATCATTGAACCCCAACTTTTCCAGTTTTTTTTCTCTATTCCAATCAACATTATTATAAATAAAGCAATAGCTATAATCTCAAAAATCATTTCAGTTTTCTTACTTTAATTATCGCCTTCTTCGGAATAGTCATTAGCATTCCAATTTGGTCATCTGTTTCCCGCCTTGATTGACAAACACTAATAAAAACATCTGTTTCTCTAATTAGGTATCCAACCGTTTTGTGTAAAGAACTATTTTCTATCATATTCCAATTAACCAAGGAGTTTAGACACCAAATTGGGCGATTTGTTACAACAGAATCAAGCCATTCTATTTCTACTATATCCCACTTATTTATTTTGATTTTTTTTGGCATAATCTCGGATAGTTAATTTCTTTCATTCTCTTGTCCATATACCACAGAAAATCCTCTAAAAACTCCCATTGGTTATAAAGTTCTATTTCATAGCTATGACCCCATAATTCAAATCTTCCCCCTTCTTCTATTACTTTATCAAAAAGCTGGTGAGCATAATCAATCCAAGTTTTATCGCCGTATTCTTTTCTTTCTGGGTAAACATGAATAGTAGGTTTTGTCATAAACGGGTCTTTAGGAAACTTTATGTTTAAGACATCAACCGTTCTCGCTTCTTTAAACCCTGCCAACTTAACTTTTTCTTTTACTCTATCATCATATCTCCCAGATGGGTAACAAAATTTCGTGACTGGCATTTCAATAATTTGTTCTAAATAAACTTTTGAACCCGCAATTTCTTCTGTTAATTTCCTATCGTCTAATTTCTTCAAATCTTCAGGATGCGACAAAGAATGCGACCCGATTTCAAACAACCCTTTCATTTTTTTGCTTAATGAACAAGAACCAACGCCGGCAAGACATCTAATCTGTCCTTCTGTTAAATCACAATTAGCTGGGATATAAAAAATAGAGGGTATCTTATACTCTAAAAGCAAATCAGCTAATGTCATATCTAATTGGTTTCCATCGTCCCAAGAACTTAAAATTTTTATTTTCTTCCCGTTTTTGTTAAATCGTGACATCTTCTACATAATGTTACTCCATTATTAACATCAAACCTTAGTTTTGGATATTTGCTCCACGGTTTAATATGATGAGCTTCTAAATAAACGCCTCTAATTCCACAAAACTGACAAGTAAAATCATCTCTCATAAACACCGCCATTCTCCATTTTTTATATCTTATACTCCTTACTGGTCTTTGATTTTTCGAAACCCCACCTTTCCAATTAGGATTTTTTTCTCCAGTTATATCCAATCTTGGTTTTCCTTTATTTGCCGGCGAGATACCTTTTCTTGATGGAGGGACATTTTTGCCTTTTTTAACTAATTCCTTGTGTATTTCGCTCAATTTTTTCCTGTAAGGAAGTTTTTTACCTTTCCAAAAACCACCTGAACCTTTAACAAACCTTCCTTTTTTATCTCTTTTTGCCCAATCCTTTTTCATTATTTAATTATAAGCATCTTTTTATTCTTCATTCTGTTTCTGGTTTAAGTAATTTAGCAAACTCTTCCAAGCTTGGGAAAATATCGTTTCTGAAAAAATTAAAAGTAAAAGTATTATGGTATAGTTTCTCACCTTCTCTTCTGGTTATTAACACAAGATAACCATCGCATTTCTTGGCTTTCTCAATCGCTTGTTCAAGAGTTAATTTTTCCTTTCTTTTTGACATACTCTTTTTCTATATAATCATTAGTTCTTTTATAAAATCGTTCAGGATTTTTAATTGCCTTATCGATTAAATCAACAAACTCTTTTGCTCTCACAAGTGTATCCACAATGAAAGGTGCTTCATTTAAGCTATTTTCTAATTTCCTCAATTCTTCGTTTATTTCTCTTGCCCTACTTTCAAGATTTAATATCTTTTCTTTGGTTTTAGACGATTGTCCTTTTGTTATTTGAAGAACGCTCAAATCTTTTCTTATCCTTTCAAGCTCTTCTTTCAATGCGTCATACTTTTTCTTCCATTGAGAAGCCATTTCAAGACGATAATTCAAGTCTATCCTTAATTTAACAAGGTTGTCTTTTTTTTCTTCTAAAACTTCTTTAAGAACTCTCTCTATTCTTTTAATATCTTTCATGTTTATTTCTGTTTTATCTAATCGACCTTTTTGTCTCTAAATCGTTTGTTTGAATCTATCACTTCTTTTAAGAGTTTAGGCTCATAACCCGCCTTCTCGCTTGCTTTAACAATAGCATTAACGTCTTTAGGAAAACATTTCCCGCCAAATCCACGATTATACTTAAATACAGCAGTATGTATCCTTTCTGTCCTTCCGTCTAAAAGAAACAACTCTCTTAATTCTCTGTAATCAACGCCAAGCGTTTCCGCTATCTCATAAAATTCATTACAAAAAGTCACTTTCATCGCTCCCCAAGCATTCTCCATATACTTAACCAATTCGGCTGTGGTTGAATTTGTCTGCCAGTACCTACAATCTGGACCAAGTATTGTCTGAAATATCTCAATTATCTCATTAGTGTCTTCTCTTTCTCCACCGATAATCATAAAACTGTGCCATTTCACATCTGTTGGGTGAGGATATTTCCAAAAAGGAACTGAATACTTACCCTCTCCCAAATACTCTGGGCTAAAGCAAATTCTTTTCTTGTATTTCTTTTTAAGATATTCTGTCGTTCCGGGACTAATCGTCGATTTAACTAAAATAAGTGGCGTTTCAAGCCACCTAATACTTTCTTCTACAATAGAAGTGTCACAAGAACCATCTTTTGCCATAGGGGTCGGGACACAAATTATGCTTAAATAGCATTCATTGACTTCTTCTTTTGTGTTTAGGTCAGGATAAGCAGGGTCATATACTCTTGTTTCGTATTTGTCTTTAAAGAAGTTGTAAAATGCTTTACCAACATAACCATATCCTACAATCCCTATTTTGAGTTTTTCTCTGTTCATTTTTGACAATACAAATTTAATTAGTTATTCATCGACCTTTTCAAAAAATTTTTTAATCTCTTGATATTTTCTTCGTAATATGCGGTCGTTTTATAACTTGTTGTTCTTTTTTTACTCTTCTCCTCTAAAAGATTGTACCACTTTATTCCTCTTTTAGCAATAATTTTCTGGTGAATAGTCGGGTCGCCTTGGTGATGTTTAAAATGACATCGCTGGCAAATAACTATACCATTATCTAAATCGTATCTTAATAAACTATACTGGCCTTTCGGAAAAAAATGATGAACCTGATTTGCTTGATTCCCACAAACCTCACATCTTCTTCCATATTTTTCCAAGCAAACCATAGACCAAAGCTTATCTGCTTCGGAACAAAGTTTTTGTTTTTTAGTCCTTGCCATTCAAATAACAATATCCGCTATAAGGCCGCCAATGTCTATCTCCATCTTTGGCCAACAACCACTTTCCAACTATTAGATTACATTCGGCATCAAATATCGCTTCTGTTCTTTCTTCACTAACTGGCAAATAGATTTTTTCATTACATTTTTCTGGTAGATAAGCTTCTTCTTCTATCATTCTGTCTAATGTTTCGTTCCAGGTTGACGGAATAAAACCAACTAATCCCATTCCGGCTATACAACCATATTCTAAATTACACGCCTTAGGATTACCACTTGATTCACAAAAAATTATATCCTCTATTGAAACTAATTTTTCTAAATTATTAACCGGAGAAGTAGCTATAAATGTATTCTCTTGCATAACTAACGTTTCATTACATACTTCTAAAAAACAGTTAGAAACATCCATTTCTTCTTGAGTCAATCCGGATAATAACGGAATAAATAATCCTATTATTGTTGTAGCAAATGCCCGAACAATAAATCTCTGTAAGGGCGGGTCATTTTCTCCTTCCATATAAATGAAGTTTTAATAATGACCTTTTTAAAATTTTAATTCAAACAGAAAATGATGTCAAGATTCATAACAGACCACCTCCCTCTCGGCATTATTACCTTTTCGCTTTGGGTTGGTCATTTTTCTTTAACTTTCTCTCTCCTTCTGCGGGAGGCAATTGCCAGAAGGCCTTTCCCGCAGGAGAAGCCCGAAACGAACTTACCTCGTTTCAGGCCTCAGAGGTGATGGCTAATCCAGACGGACTTTGTATCTCCACGTCACCCCTTTGCGAGGGTGAACTCCAAACGTCCATTGAACGGTCGAACTGGAAAGTCCCAACCTTTTTAGCACCCATTGGTCATCGCTGACAAAAGCCCCGTTGACAAAAATTTCCATATCGTTCCAGTCAAGCGAACTGGCCAAGTGAAAGTGTCCAAGACACATATAGTGAAACGGAGGGCCGGGTAGAGAACCCTGCCAACGCATTGCCCTGGTGGTGATTCCATACCAAGGAAGAGTCAGGTGCATCGGTATCTGGTCTCCGTGAACCAAAAGAAAGCACCACTTCCAGATTTTCACTTTTTGCCAGAACATCTTCCTTTCGATATGGAATTTAATTGTCTTTTGGTTCTTCAACTGCCCAGCGACTGCCAAATAGGTTACCGTGTCCCAGTTGGTCTTAATGGCCGCATATTTGCCCAAAGAGCCGTGATTGCCGTCTACCGTGTAAACATCTACCTGCTCATAATGTTGGGCAAACGTCAGAAGCATCTCGCTCAAAGTAGGCACTGCTACCTCGAACACCTGGTCCATTACCACCATTTCCAGCTCGTCCAAGCTGACCACTCGACCAATCCTGTCGTTTTGAACCACATCTCCTTCCAGAAAGACCACCAGTCTTCGGATAGGATAGGCCTGACGATGGATTGTTGCCAGCTTGATTGTCCTGTCCGCTAATCTTCGGGCACGATTGCGGATAATTCGGGCTGTTGTCGATGGAGTTTGATGCCCAATCTGGAAATCACTCAACATCAGCACCTGCACCTCTTCATCTCCGTCGCCATACTCAATTGGAACGCTCAAAGGCTGAACCTCTGGCAAAGAAACAACATATTTCTCCGTCAATTGAGTGGCAATTTGAATTGCCTTTTCAGTTTTCACTTCTCTCACCTCCTTTCTTCGCATATTCCCAAGTCGGCGTCCAAAGTCCCTTGCGGTTAAATGGTGCGAAGATTACCTTGTAGAAAAGCAAATCCCACTCTGCCCCGCATTGAAGGCAATCATAGTAAATAGGACTGCCATCTCTGGGTATCATTTTTACCAATTCACCGCCGCACTTTGGGCACTTTACTTCAATCCGCAGAATTGCCATACCTGCCTCCTTTAAAGAGCTGTAAAGAGCTGTTATTCCAATAACCTGAAAAGCACCCAGAAAAAGATATATAGCAAGATAGCGTGGGAAACGAAAACTATTTAAACAAATTACCATTCATCTTCTAAATCTTCATATTCTTTTAAATCTCCATATTCCGTCCATCTTTCTTCATCTTTTTTAGCAAAAAAATATAATTCACAATCTTTACAAACCAATCCAAACGATGTCTCTGTTACTAAATCATCATCTTTTAAAACACGACCACATTCTATACATATCTCATCATCGGGCCTGCCCAACGATTCCTCCTGGCACGTCACTTCTTCCATTACTTCTTCGTATTTATTTTTCTTTTGTTTTTTGGTCATAGACATAAATAATGTTTAATTTCTCTAAAAACTTTTCTAAGTGCCGCCCCGATATTTCTTTTGATGGGAACAGCAAAGGAAATTCCGTGTCCGCTGGGTTGTTTTATCTCAACTAAATAGAATTTATCTTTATACTCTTTACAATATCTGTTTCCCCAAACCTTTCTTACTCGTCTAATTTTAATAGTATATTCAAGAAATTCCTCGTCTTTATATCTTTTCTTTTGTTTTTTAGTCATAAACCTAATTTTTTTCTTGTGTATAATTCCCAGTAATCGTCTCCTAACCATAAACCCAATCTACTTTTATTTTTCTTTTGTTTCTTGGTCTCCATAGTCCCATTTAGGCGTAATTTGAAAAATGACCTTTGACCCTCTGACAATAGTTTTGCCTTCAAGAGTTAATTTGACTTTTGGGTGTTTTTTCTTTTGGTTTTTCATAGGTTTATTTCCTAACTCCTAATCTCTGGGGAGAAAGTCTGGGAACGCCCAGCCTTTTACTGAAACTACTCCCATTCGGGATTTATCTCAAACTCCCCAGAGATTAAAAGTTTTCTTTTAGCCATTTTGCTTGGGTTTGGTTAATCTCTTTTAGAGCTTGGTTATAGCCTTGTTGATAAATTTGTTCAACTTCATCTCCTATTTCTATGTTACCTTCTTCTATCTTTGTCTCCTCTATAAAGCGTTGAAAGGTTTGTTTAAACAAATCCACTATCTTATCAATCTCTTCATCTGTTAATTTTAAATAGCCTGTATCGCCTTTTTCTTTAGACGGGACGCTGATTATTTTCATTATCTCTCCTTTAATTATTTTCTTTTGTGTTGCCATATACTTGTAATAATTATTTAATTCTCCATTTCTTTGAAAATTCTTTCTAAATTTACATTTTTTCCCAAATATAAACTTCCCGCTGTCATTACAAGCCATTCTTTTTCTTTTTCTGATAATTTATTCCACATTCTTTCTCCAACTAAATCAATCCATTCTTTTTCTGCTTTTTTGTAAGGAACTTTAAAATTCTTCCCTTTATTTTCGGTGGTTAGATTATAAATAATTTTGAATTTTGGTTTATTTTTCATAAATTACCCAACAATTAGGAAGGTTCTCAAATGGTCTCTTAATCTCTAAAACCTGTTCTGCGATAGCATCCCCCAATGTCTTTCCCGCATATTTTCCCATTAAATAATAAATCCATAATCCAGCTTCATTATAGTCCATTACAGATACAAACTTGCCACTGGGAAGTCTATATCCTATCTCTTTCTTTATTTTTATAAATCTTAATTTTAATAATAATTTAATTAGCCGATTCATATAGTCATTAATTTATTTTTCTTTTGTCTTTTGGTCATAATAGTTTTATTTTTCTCTCTAATTTTCTCACGAAAAATCCTTTCTATCTCTTCATTTTCTTCCATAGAATTAAAATACTTTTGAGCCAAATCTTCGGGCACTTCTATAACCCCACTGGCATAACCATTTTCTTCTGGGTTGCCAAACAAGCATTCTTCTTGAGGCTTTCGGGAAAAATAGAAAATCCCATCGTCATTATAAAATCCTATTTTGGTTTTCTTTTCTTTTGGCATAGGTTTATTTAGGTTTTTGGATTATCTATTTCCATAAATTCTTAAAATGTTCTTTAATCGTCTGTTTTGAAATTTTAACGCCATCTATTTCTATCATTTCTCCTTCATTTATTTCTTCATTTTCCTTTGGCAAACCAATCTCTTTTAGTTTTCCATATTTAATATCACCGCTGATAAACTTGCCACAAGTCAAAGTTTCTTCTTCCTCTGTTGTCTTTCTCCACTCGCAAACACCAATGAACACTTTACCCTCTACTTCGTATTTGCCTTTTACTTTAGAATAAAGTGCTACTCTGGAAGATTTTGCTTTTAAATCTCCACCAATTTTTTGAAACCCACCAATCTCTTGAGACCAGCCAATTTTTTGAGACCCACCAATCTCTTGAAACCCATCAATTTTTTGAGACCCACCAATCTCTTGAAACCCACCAATCTTTTGAAACCAGTCAATTTTTTGAGACCCACCAATTTTTTGAGGCCCACCAATCTCTTGAGACCAGCCAATTTTTTGAGACCCACCAATCTCTTGAAACCCATCAATTTTTTGAGACCCACCAATCTTTTGAAACCCATCAATTTTTTGAGACCCACCAATCTTTTGAAACCCATCAATTTTTTGAGACCCACCAATCTTTTGAGGCCCACCAATCTCTTGAAACCCATCAATCTTTTGAGGCCCACCAATCTCTTGAGACCCATCAATTTTTTGAGACCCACCAATCTCTTGAGACCCACCAATTTTTTGAGGCCCACCAATCTCTTGAGACCAGCCAATTTTTTGAGACCCACCAATCTCTTCCCATTCATATACTTTATACGACTTATAAACATATATTGACTTCTCACATTTAAGATATTTAACCTCTAATCTACCTGTTATTTCAACATCGTTCTTAAAATAAACCGCTTCGTCTGGTTTAATAAAATCACCTTCTATTTTTTTGCCTGTATAAACATTGAATTTTATTCCGTAGAATTTTTTTGTTTTCATAGATTTATTTAGTTCTTTTGGTTGGGTTTTGGTCATAAGTCTTTTATATATTTACCATTTTTCTTAATATAATCTATTACTTTTTCACCTCTTTGGTCTCTAAAACCAAAACTCTTTTGGATTACTCCGCCATTTCTAAAATCATCTAAAGACACATTTTCTATTTGATTTGCAAATTCGTAGTATTCCGGTAAAAATTCTTTTCCTTCTTGATATGCTTTTATCTTTCTCTCAAAAATTTCCATATGATATTGGGTCAAGATAATCTGGACTTTTCCTTTTTGAGCTTTCTGATAAATTAGATAACATTCTTTCGGGGTTAAACTATAGCTATCTACTACTATTATTTCCATAGTTTTTTATTTAGTTCCTTCTAACAACTCCCTCCTCTGTCTTTCAAGCATCTCATCGCACCTAATTTGCTCCAATCTTGAAACCTTTTCCTCGCATTGTGCCTCTATTTCTTCTCTCCTTGCGACCTTAAACAAGGCACAATAGAAAAACCCTATCCAGAAGCCGATAAAAGAAGCGATAAGGGCGATGATTAGTTTGAGCATATTAAGATTTATTTAATTTAAGTTTGGGGTAGGTTTGGGGTAGGTTTGGGGTAAATCAGACACAATATCTTAAATAAAAATCACGAACTTTCTGGTCTTCTTTAGATAATTTTCTCCAATGACGCCGGGAAAGAAAAATCTGACTTCGATGGTCTTCTTTTTTGTTTTTGAAGTGAAAATATACTGCTTTCTTTTTAAACTCTTCTGCTGTAACTTCATAAACTATACCTTTCTCTTTTTCGTGAACTTGAATTTTATAATTATTCGGAAGTAATACATCAGTAAAATAATCGGCATCAATTCCCCACGCATCATAGACCCTGAATAAATGTTTTGACTCTAAAACGCTTTTCTTAAAAATCTTATTTTTCGGGTCTAAAATCCCAATCACTCTTTCATTTGGTTTACCTATGTTTATTCTTACTACCGGCATTTTTATAATTTTATTCTAAAGTAAATATATAACCACAATTCGGACACTTTATTTTCTTTTCTGTTTTCGTTCTTTCTCTTCTTGTATCTGGTAGATATTTATTGACCAGTTTATACCAGCTAATGTTTTTCCCTTCAGGTAATTTTTCTAATACATTAGAAAAGTCATTAAACTGATACTTTTCATAGAATCTTACGCAAGCATAAATATCACTTTGGCTTCTACCCAAATCTCTTGCTATTTTTTGAATAAACGACCTTTTATTTTTTTGTCCTTGTATTTTTTCATAGCTTGGGTCATTTACAATCCTTTGACCAATCAACCATTTTCCTTTAATAAGTTCTATTCGAGAAATCCAGACGCTTTCAACAATTATTGAACGTAAATCTTCAAGTAAAAAAACATACTTTTCATTATAATTTACAATTTCATTTGTTTTTGTCATAGCATTTAAAATTTATTTTTTGTAAATCGCCCGCATCACTATCTTGCCGTCGGGCATTTTTACTTCTTCATAACGAACCGGTTCCGGTTCTTTATTTCTTTTAGCGGCCATTATATCATTGATAAACTTACCAACGGTTTCTAAAGTCCATTTGTGAAGCCACTCGGTTTTTTGTAATGCCTTCATTGTTTCAATAATATCGTCGTCATCATATCCTACAAGGTCTTTAGCCGCTTTTAAGTTTCTCCGGAGTTCCATTCTGGCTTGTTCAACATTGTCAAATTTATACTTTTTAAATTCCCAATAAAGAGCAATAATCTGAATGTGTCTTGCTTTTTCTTTCATTTCCTTCAAGTAAGTCGAAAAGGAGAACTCATCAGCTTTGCTGATATTATTATTTAATTTTTGTTCTTTATTATTATTCGTGCCTTTCTTTTTTAGTGGTCCTACCCGTTCTTTTTTAGTGGTCTTATTTTCTTTTTTAGTGCTTAAATTTTTTAAGTGCTTTGTTTTTAATAAAGTATAAAGTGAAACTTTACCGCTTCTTCTTAAAATACTTATCGCTTTTGCTTCTTCTAATTTCTTTAATGACTTTAATACAGTTGGTTGTGTAAGGCCAGTCAATTCCATTATAGTTCTCGTTGATGGCCGGCATTTCTGTTTTTGGTTAACAAAATAAGCAAGGGCGTGATAGACAAGTTTATCAGACGCATTGAATTTTTTATATTGTAAAATTGCTCTTTCAACCCAATACCAATCTCCATTTCTTAAATCTCTAACTTCAAAGTTTTCTTCTTTCATATAACCAAAAAGGAGTATTCAATGGCAGGAATAGAAATCCAAAAACTTCTTCCTTTTGAATACTCCTTTTTGATTTCTATTCCTACCATATAATTTATTCTATTAAATTTTTAAAGTGAAGTCAAGAGATACGGGGGCTGAATAGGAATTGAACCTATTATTTGTCGCCAAGACCAGCCCATAGCCCCTTCTGGGGCTAAATATCACTCACCTTTTGGAGTATACTTTTCCCATTGTTTCCAAAAAAATCCACCAGTTTTATATTGACCTAATTGAGAACGAGCGTTACAATCCTCGCAAATAACTTTTACGAAAGTATAAGTCCCTTCATCAGTGGTTGCTTTATTGCTTGTTAAGTGAACATTATCGCTTCCGCAAAGTTTACATTTACTTGGCATTGAGGACAAAAATCCAGCCATTGACATTGCGTCTAATTCATTTTTTTCCTCAATTTCAAACAAGTAAGTGATGCTACCAAGTTTCTTAATGACTTGTATTTTCATATTTTGAATTTAAATTAACTTTTTCGACCTTTTAATAATTGATTTTTTTTCCGAAGTTCTTTCTTAACCTCTTTTTCCCACTCTTTTTTTGTTTTACCGGTGATTTTGGTTAGATATAAAGACCTTGCTATTCTCCAATTGATTTCATATTTATGTTTCGTTTCGTTAAAGATTATATCTGGTTCTTTTGGCGGAACAATATCTTTTCGATAATAATTGGTCATTGTCTTTACATCTTCTTCCCACATTTTTCTTAAATTCTGGTCATTTAAGAAAATAATTCCTTCTTGAAGAGTCAAATCGTCTTTGGAGATATAAAACAATCTCCCCTCTTCAATTCCGGTTGCTATCAAATAGGTATAAAGTTGTAGCTTGTGATGAAGATAACCGCTACCAATATAATCTTTTTTAGCCCAAAAAGCATTAGAGTTAACCGATTTTATTTCTGCTATTAAAGGAGTAAGCCCCTTAGGATATTCTTTTTCTAAATTATCAATAATTTTTAAACTTACCGCTTCAACAAATTCGGAAAATCCATACTCCTTTACTCTTTTTCTTGCTTCGTTCCAATTAGTAAATCCGCCGAGTTTCATATCAAAATAACCAACAATAGGAAGCATTTCTTTATTTTCAGGAATTTCCACTCTTTTTTCTTTTTCTTGAAGAACACCAATTTTTTCAAAAACTTTACAAAGTAAATGATGAAATTCTTTACCAGTAGAAAAGATTCTTAAAACTCTATCATCATAAGGATTAGTAGGCTGAATACCTTTCATTTTGTAATATCTGTCAAGAAAAGGACCTCCTAAATCACTGGCATTGATATAATTTCTTGGCTTTACCTCTCTTCTTTCAATCTCTAATGATTTGTTCCAAATTTCTTGAATACTCCATCTAACTTTAGTTGTCATATTTATTTTTCTTTTTAACGATAGTCGACCTTTTATTTAATCTTAATGTTTCTTTTTATCAAAGGCACTAATTCAATCCAACCTTTTTCTTCTAATCTTTTTAGCCTGTACTGGACTAATTGCGGGCTAATGTGTAAAGCGTCAGCTATTTCTGTTCTCAAGGGAGTTACCTTGTAATCGCAAAGGAATTCAAGAATAAACTCCCAAAGTTCTTGCTCTTGTTTGGTCAATTTTGATTTTCTTTTCGTTTTTAATGCCTTTACTTTTTTGTTGTTGATTCTTTTAAAGATTTGTCTAATTTGTCTTTTCATTTTTGTTCTTTAATTATTTTCCAGCATTCTTTACAGAATTCTGGGTGATTTAAATAATATTCTCCGTGTTTTTTGCCACAATGATGGCAAACCCTTTTATTTGAAAGGACTATTTCACATCTTTTACATCTATTCATATCACATTTAGGACAAAGCCAAAGCTCTGAAGTCACCTGTTTCCAGCCCTTTTTTGTTTTCCAACACAATACCTTTTTAATCTTATTTTTCTTGCGATTGAAGTAAGTTCTTAAAACCTGATGAATTATAGCAGTCGTTTCTTTACAGCTATAACATTTTATTTTTCTTTTCTCTCCTGTTTTTTCTTCTTTTAAAAGTTCAATTAGCTGGTTCATGGTTTTTTTATAAATTTTAAATAACCTAATCCTGCTTTTTCAACTTTGTATTTTGGAAATAGTTGTTGAACTTGCTTTAATTCTTCTTTTGTTATTTCTCCGAAGTGAGCGATAAACTCTTTTGCCTTTGTTCTTCTTCTTATTCCCAAAACTGCTATTTTGATATTATCAAGTTGTCTTTCTTGAAACATTTTATTTTACTTAACTTTAATTTTATAATCTTTTGTTTTTATTAGCCATTCATTTTTGCCCCCCAGCCAATCCTCCGCGTATTCACGCTTTATGTTTCCGCCCTTGCGAGAATTTTAGCGTAGAATTGTGGCCACAAGGACTCGCCATTGAGGGGCAAAATCAAGGGCCAATCTATAACCTTAATTTTCTTTCTAACATTTCCTTTTCTATCTCAATATCATATACTTCAACCGTACCACCATAAGGATTGTTTTCTGAATAATCTCCTTTCCTTATATAAGCGGGAGTATCATAATAACTCCATTCGAGGTTATACAATAAATCTTGTAATGCTATCAATACCTCGTTCTGTGAATCCTCGTACCTTTTTAATGCTTGTAAAAGTTCTTTAATTGGGTTTTTCATTTTCTGTTAATGTTTTATGTTTTTTTATCTGACCTTTTTATTATCTCTTCTAATTCTTCTTCTTCTAATTCATCTTCTAATCCCATATCCTCTATAGTTTCGCCTGTAATACTTTCTATTTTTTCTTTAACTGTCTCTTTTTGTTTTTCCATAATTTCTATTTATTTTATGCTTTATTATTCGACCTTTTGTTTGTTTTTATTATTTAACCTTTATTATTTAATTTTAATGGTTTATAAAAACTTGTCAAGGGGTAACCTGTGGAAAACTCATTTCTGTAAAACCTTTTATTATTTAATTTTAATGATTTATAAAAACCTGTCAAGGGCTAATAACAAAATTAAGCCAGTTTATAAAATTATAAAAAGCCCTCTTTTTCAAGAGGGCTAACTGGAAGGGGGTCAATTTAATCCGCTTTCACTTGCTTTTTTTAGTTTTGCTCTTCTTCACTTCATCGAAATACTGCTTAAAGAATACAACCAAAGTGTTAAGCAAAGGGCCTAACCAACCATACTTTGCCAGATAAGAAGTCGCTTCCGGAGTGACTAACCAAGCCCCTACCCAAACAGTCAACCAAGAACCAAACGAGTAAATCATTGCTTTTAAAAATCCATCGCTAACCAGTGCATTGGCTGGTGCAGAAAATAGTAATTTTTTTGCTTTCATTTTACTTAAAAATATAATTAAGTTTTTTACGAGTTTTTGGTCCGACCTTTTTGCCTTGTAATAATTCAATTTCTTCTAATGGGGCAACTTGATATTTAATTTGGAACTCATAGACTGCTTTAGCTGTAATTCTACCATAATAACCAGTACTCGGGACATTAACAGGAAACAATTCCTCATATTTCAGGCATTCTTGGAGCATTGCTACTTCATAGTTTCGCATACCATAAGATAAATCTTTTTCAAACTTATGCTTTGGTTTTTCTTTATCAATTTCATCTCTCCAAGTGTTCTTAAGAAACTGGAAGTATCCCCAAGCTCGAATAGGTTGGTCTTCTGTTATTATTCCTTGTCCATCAAATCCCCACTTATAATCCCAGCTATTATCAAAAATAATCGCCTTCTTGCCTTTCCATAAACAATAATCAACTCCGGCAACCAAATGTCCATACTTACCATCTTTTCTGTTAACAACCTCTCCTTTTTTCCAATCGCCGGGGTTAAATCTACAAGCAAGAGCCACGCCTTTGCCTTGAGAAATAACAGTCGCAATTGCATCAAAATCTATTTCTTTTGACTGGACATAATTGCCTGCTTTTCCAACTAAAGCCACTTGTTCATCTATTGTCTTTCTGTCATCAAACTTATTCATTTCTTCTTCATTAAGGCCCTGTGATGGCATCAGTTGCTCGAAAGTAGCCCCATATTTATAACCAATGTGAAGACCATTCTGGAGCCACATTCCTTTTGAGCCATAATTAGTCCTTCTCGAATAAATATCTCTTGCTGAATAATGAACAAACTTTCCTTCTTCAACAAAATTTTCAATGCCTAAAAGTTTAGCAATAGTTTGGGCCACACAATTATGGACAGCAATAGAATTTACAATGTAAGAGTTATCATCTTCTATTTCTAAATTATAAAGATGACCTCCAGAGTATTCCGGAACTTTTGTGATTTTTCTTATTTTTCTAAACAAATAATCCTTTCTTTCAAGAGTATATCTGTTAGTTTTGTTCTCCTCAGGATATACGACTAAATCCCAAACAGGTAATTTATTTTTTTCTTTTTTTCTTTTTAAAATAGAACTTCTAATTTTATTGCGTAAAAGAATATGATACATTTGCCAAATCAATTCTTCGGAGGTAGAAACGCCTATATTTCTTTTCTCTCTTCTATGCCCATCGCCTTCTTTCCATCCTTCGTAAATCTTAAATTGTAATTCAGGATTAAGAAACATCAATCTTTTATTTATTCTTTTTTTATCACATTTTTCATTACCTAATTCTAAAAATAGTTTTCTTAGTTCTTTATTTCCGAAAACAATATTTGTGCTGGTAGGTTTTGAAAGATTTTCTTTAATATGAAAATTAAAATTCAATCTTTTAAGAGTATTGATTATTTTTTTCTTAAAAATTTCCTCATGTCTGCCAATAGATAAAGTTATTTGATAATCTCCTAAATATCCTTCAGCTAAATATACTCCTAAAAGCCACAAAAAATCTGGATTTTTTTCAATTTGATAAATAGTTTTATCAGCAACAATATTATCTAAATAAGGAATAGCAATATAATCATTTTTTGTTAAATCTTTTGCTTCTTTCCAACCATTTAAGGTTAAAAAAGGATGCTCTAAACTACATTCAATTTCTCTATACATTCCATAAATTTGAATTTTAAGAGTATTCCCTTGCCACTTTCGTTTAAATTTTTTAATAACTTTTTTTACATTCCCAAGATGAGTTATCACATAATCTCCTTCTCTAATTTCTCCAATCGGCCTATAACTAAAATTTTCCATTAAAATTGGAGTATTATAATGAAAACAACTTCCACTCCCATCTTGATTGAAAATAGGAAACTTACGCCAATCTTTTGGTTGTTTCGTTTCCCATTTAACTGCTTCAGCTGTTAAGACCTCTTCTGCTAAGTAATCTAAATCTCTTTCTTTTTTAGGTCTTGGGTCTTTAACAAGACCAGTTCCCGGCGGAACATAAAATTTTTTAAACCTTTTAAAAAATAACATATTATTTTTTTATAATTAAAGAAATAGCAATGCTAACAAGTGTTCCTAAAATGAAAATCCAGAAAATCCAATCAACTCTGTTCCTTAAATGCTGAAAATCATTATCAATAAAATTATCTAATCTGTCTTGAATACCACTTATCTTGCCTTCCAATTTTCCGATTTTATAAGAAACATTATTTAATTGTTTACTATTTTCTTCCTTCATAATTTTTATTCATAACTTAACTTGTGAATTGCCATAAAAGTAACATTCTCTCCATAATAAACATTTAGACCATAGCCAGAATCCTCCCACACCCACAGCTCAAGATAATCCCCGGCATCAAGATAAATAATATCGCTATGACTCGCCCCTCCTCCGTGCCCCAGGTTTTCGCCGAAAGAAACTTGAGAGACAGAGCTTCCATTTTTGTAAAATGCTATTACCACCTTGGTTATTTGCCCCACGCTTGAAAGCTCTAAAGCGGCGGTAACTAAATAATAACCCGCCCGCTTGGCTGTAAATCTATGATTAACAACATCAAACTCTCCTCGTTTGTCATAACTCTCGGCATTAAGCTGGACTTTTGTCCAGGTTGAATCGCTAATTGACTGGTTAGATGATGCCCTATAAGCCCTGGCTCGAGATTCTAAAACCAACATATCAGTCGAAACTTCGTCTAACTCTCTTGTTAATTCTTCTTGTCTGTCAATTATTCCGGCTTTTAATGGTTCAATATAAATCCTTGCCTTGTCCAATTCATAATCAACCTGCGTGATTAACATATTGTATTCAAAAGTTTCTGATAGTGAAACATCAAATCCTTCAAAGACGCAAGTATCTCCCGGTTCTATACTTTCAATATCATAACCTAAATTCGGGTCTTCATTGTTATCAATAATTTCAGCAATAACTTTAACATCGGGGTCTTTATGTTCATTAACAAATGATTCGCCTATTTTTTGAGCGGTTGAGGAATCACCCACTCTTGAAGTAACCTTTTTAACTAATCTTCTGTCATAATCAGCGATTGAAGCGTCATCTTCATAAAACTGGTCAAATGAAATCCTGTCATAAAAATAAACAACATTCTTTATTTTCTCCATACTTTTTATTACTTTGATGGACTTGAAATGTCTTCCCAAAATGAACCTGTGAGTCGGTGAAGTAGGTTTGCTTTGGAATTTAACTTCGTTATAGGCATTAACATACCAAAACCAGCCAGACGGGGCCATTTCTCTAATTCTTTCAATCGCATCTTTGTAAGTCATCATTTTGAAAGTGTAAGTCCCAGTCGTTCCGGTAGTTTTAATGCTATCTAAACTATATGTTAATTTCGGGTTGAAACTTTCAGCACGATACCTATCCATTAAGTTTCTAAACATTTGGCCAATATCTGTTGAACTTTCTTCAATGGTAGTATTGCTTCCATTCTTGTAAATATCTTGAGCTAATTTCGTGTAATAGCCAAGCAGATTAACTACCACGCCTTCTTCTTTCCCGTCCATCCACGGTTGATAACTTGAAATATAACCTGAATAAATCAAAGTACCAAGATTATCAGTATCACCATCAGAAATCCAAATCTGAACTTCATTGTTTAACTTTATGTCGTCATATTCTCCATAATTATCAAATTTCCGACCAAGTTTTATAACACAAGGACCAAGTCCACCATTTATCTTTTTGGAAAACCCAACGAACTCGGCATCAGCCCAGTTTTCAGCTTTCATTTCTCCACGAGAATTATAAACTTTAAAAAAAACTTTCTTGCTCATAAGAAATAAGGATAATAATCAATGACAATCGAAATTTGTATAGTACCGGCAGTTCTCTTGCCTCCAACAAAAATTTCAAAATTATAATCATTATCCGGGTCATCTGTCCAATTAGACCCCGCATCTGCTGTCGAGGAAGCATTACCTTTGTTGTAAAAATCACCGCCATATCTAATCCAGTTATAACAATTACTGGCATCGCCGGCGGTAGTTTTAGCAACCAACCAATATCTTGTATTTGCTTCCAAAGTGATAGCGCTTGAAAAATAGAACTTATAGTCATCGCCAAGTCCGGGTAAACTCCCTGCCGGAGTTGAGATTTCAGCGTTTGGGTCGGCTAAAGTTCCTGATGGTTTTCCGCCATTATCAGTTTCAATTCTTAATACCAAATCATTTGGTGGAGTTCCTGTCGTTGTGAAATGAGCGGCAATACACATTATTGACTCGTCTTTCCAAGGTATCATAAAACCTTGAGCTTTCCAGTTATCTCCATAAACCTGTTGGCCAGAACCACCTTTTGTGACATCCCCCTCAATGGAAATTTCCCCTAACTCGATATAAAAAGTATTACTTCCAAGAGTAAATTCAGGAAAAGGGCCGTAAAACCCAACCTCGCTGAAAGAACCGCCGGAAGGTTTAAAATCAACTATCTTATCTTCGCAGTTTATTCTTAATTTATCTCCATCGCTGAAATTAGACGATTGAGTATAAATCAATTTCTTCCCTCCACACCTAAAAGAAAATCCTTTTCTGTCTGCGGGAACATCTGTAAATGTTATTTCAATCGAGTATGGCTTCGGGGTTTTGCTTCCTTGGGAAAAACTAACAGTATCATTCCCCGTATCAGCAGTAAACGAATCATTATATACCTGTTGAGTTGAGCCTTTGCCAATACCAGATGGGACAATAAATTCAGCTGTCCAAGGGGCAAATAAGAGATGCATATAATCTCTGTTAAAATTATGCTTTATACAGGTTGCCTTGTAGGTTCTTGACCCGCCTGCCCAAGAAATAACTAAATCTTTGTTGACCCGACTAAATAATTCTTTAAAATCATCAATACTACTTTCTAAAGATGACTGACTCGATGCTTTGATGTTTCCAGCTATAATAATTCTTTTAGTTCTATACTTTTCCGCAACTAAAACAGCCCCGTCTTCTCTGGCTAATTCCAGAAGGGTTAAAGCTCTTTCCGGCATCGATTCGTGTTTAACAAATCGAGGCACATAAGTTGTATTTACTATTTCTGTTCCGTCAAACGTAACACTTGGCATATTATTGTCCGCCAATGGCTCTTAATTCTGACTCTCGGTTTAATGCTTCTATTATTTGTCTTTTGAAGCTATCAACATCGCCAATAAAAGCCCCTCGAAAGTCAAAATTAAAAGTATTGCCAACTCTTTTATCTGGTGGGACTACTAATTCCCCGCCGTGAACAATAGCAGGGACAGGGGCCCCAATTGGGCCGGGGACAATCCCGCCTTCTTGTAAACGAATACCTGCGAAAGGAACTTGCTTTGTCCATATACCAGAAGGAAGTAAAAATCTTTTTATATCACTTATTTTTCCTTTCAGAATATCCCATTTTCCTAAAAACCAATCTATTTTATCTGTAATCCATTCAAAAACGCTACCAACGATATTTTTAATCGAGTTAAAAGCAACAATAAACTGAAACTCTACTTCACTAACAGCATCAATTAGCGGGTCAATCCAATCTCTTTTTAATTTCCCTCCCCAATTTATTAAAACATTAAAGGAGTCAATAAGATAGCTAATCCATTCATCGCATTTTCGCATAAATTCTGTCAACCAATTACTAATTGATTTAATAACAGTATCAAAACTCTTTCCAACTTGTCTTGTTCTCTCTGTAACAATATCTCCCCAGAAATCCCAGTTTTCAATGAACTCTTTAATAATTGGAATCAAGGGCAAAAACAATAAACCATAAGGCAACAATATCGCTTTCAAAAACAATAATGCTTCTGATAAATTCTTTATAGTCGCAATTAACTGCCCAAAAACAATTAAAACTGGCCCCAATGCTCCAATAGCCCCAATTATTCCTATAATTGTTAATTGCCATTTCTTGTCTAATCCTGTAAATGCTTCTACTATTCTTTTTATCGTATCAACTATCATCGGCCCTACTTCTTCCCATATCTCAGCAAAAGCATCAATTAACGTATTAACTACCGGTATCAATTGTGTACCAATTTCATCTCTCAAATCTTTCATTCTTGCTTTCATTGCTTGCATCTTTTCAGCAACACTTGCCCCTTCAATCTTGATATTCCCATAGTTATCTTCTAAAAGCGAAAGAACATGTCTTAAATCTGCTGTTTTTCTTTCGCTTTCGGTCAATTCTTCTCTTGTCTTGCCTAATTGTTTTGCCCATTCTTCTTCTGCTCTGGTAAGGTCGACAGTAATGCCCAAGTTGTCTAAAATCATTTTAGAACCCCTACCAACACCTAAAACAATACTATCCCAAAGATAATCCATACTAAAACCAGTTGCTCTTGCCGCCTTTCTTACATAGTCAGCCATATTAGCAAAATCTTTCTGGAAATCACCAAATGCTTCTTTGCCAATCAATGACAAAGCCCTGTTAGCACTTGTAAGAATATCATAATTTGAAAGCGTCCCTGCTGTCGCAACCTTCATTGCCCGGAGAAAATCATCAGTATCGCTAACCATTCCTCTGGTCATTGTTTCAAATGATTCCTTAACCATCTTGAACTTACTTGCTTCTTCGGTAAATTTCTTAACACCTAAAGCCATTCCCGCCAAAGGAACTGTAATGCCGACTGACATCTTCTTTCCTAAATCAGTCATTCTCTTCCCAAGGTCTCCAAAACCCTTGCCAAGGGTGTCCATTCTTCTCTGAACATCTTTGATTGTCTTGCCGGTCTTATCTATTGCGGAAATTATAACTTGTACTTGTTGGGTTGGCATATTTTCTCCTTATTTTCTCTATTTCTCTTTTCTCTCTTTCAAGATAATCCAAGCAAGCCCTAATAAACGGCCAACTGGTCTGTTTGATTTCTTGTTCAGTCCAACCAAACTCTTTACATAACCCTATGGTTACTATTTCCCAGTCGCTTCTTTTTTTTTAAATTCTCTTAATTCTCCACTCTTAAAATCGGTCTGAGATACAAGATGGAAAATATCATCAATAGAAAATCTTTCAAGAGTCGCTTCGGTAATTGGTAGTTTCTCTCCTTTTTCATCTGTTAAATTCCAATCTTTGATTAAGCAAACCAATGCTTTTCTAACTCTCGCAATATCAGAAATATCAAGGGTATAAATCTTCTCCATATCTCCCCAAAGCAAGGTATTCCAAATTTCAACCTCGCTTCCTTTAACGCTGGGAAGCTCAACTTTTTTGACCGTTCTTGGGTCTTTAAATACGGGCATATTGATACAGTTTCTTAATTAGACGACCTTTAGTAACTTGACTGGGTATTGATTAACTGCATCGTACTCCAAAGCCGTACCGGACTGGTAGAGATGTCAAGCAATACTTCGAAGTTAATTGTCTGGGTAGCAACTTCGTCTAACTCTCTTGTCGGCTCCCAAGTGTGAAAATGAACCTTTGGGAAAACCATATCGAATTTCGGTTTAGTCGTTGTGCCAATGGTTAAGTTCTTGCTTTCCAATTCAATCTGCATCGCTCTTACATTTCCGTTAAGCATATAATCTCGCCAAGTCCTATCTTCGTAGTTTAACTCTATTGTCCCGTTGATTTTCATTCCTTTGTTAACAATATCTTCTGGGTCAAAACTACCAAGAGTTTCTATTCTTTCAACCAGCTTCTCAAAAGTAATCGATAAACTCTTAACGCTAATCTTTGAAGCCGCAGATAATCCACTTACATTATTTGCCACCTTGAAAGTTAAATCAGGGGCAATAAAGTGATAATCCTTTGACCAACTTGGTGTCGAACTTGTATCCTTATGATATTTGGAAATAAAGTTCGCCGAGAATTTAACTATCTCGCCCGGATTGATATTGATTGTCATCGAGTTAATCATTGCTAACTCGAATCTCATATCTCCTACTGGGTCGGAAACATGGATAGTCAAACTATCGCAAGCATTGTCGTCTTGAAATGTGTAATTGTGGGTATATACTCCCGATTCTGGCGTATCAGCACTTGTGCTAACTGTTCCAAATAAAGCTAACAACAATAATCCAAAAGAATTGATATTTATCTCTCCCTCGATGTTTCCTTCTGCCCATCTACCAACCACATAAGCACTTAATGGGGCGGCAATGCTTCCATAACTTCCAACAACAAAATCTTTATTGACTTTATCATCGAAAGTAATAGCGGTTTTAGGCAACCAATGTGAGGCCGCAACTCCCGTCCCACGGCTTGTTTCCTTCCCAATACCGACTGATACTCTTCTGCCTGTGAATACACTCATATTTGTAATTATTTATTTAATTTTAATTTATCGACCTTTTAAATTTGGGTATCAAATTGGACAACCACCCTCACTTCTAATTCTGCTACTACATATTTGGGGTCTTCCCATATTTGTGATAGCACTGGAAAACTAATTATCATTGTCTCATTGCTTGGCAAACTTATTCCCGTCAAAAGCTGGTCTTGGTCAAATGCTTCAATCACATCATCAACAACTCCTTCAATAATTCTCCTTGCTTTTCTAATATCTTGGCTTTCTATCTCTTGTAATATATAAACCGTAAAAATATAAACTCTCTGGTTTTGAGTCGTCGTCTGGAATTCGGCATCATTTCTTGTTGATTTTACAATAGCGGCAGGAAAACCGCCAAACTCTTCTGTCGGATAATCGTGAACTTCTTGAATCGAATCTATGCTTTCCAGTTTCGTTTTTAATTGGTTTCTTATTGGTTCAAATGCCATCTTGCTATTTATGTTTATTGATAATTATCTTGCCAGTGCTTTCCTGATTGCTTCTTCGAAAACTCTTCTAATTTCATGTTCAGCTCTTTCGGCCCCAATCTTCATAAATTGCCTTACTGTTCCCGGCATTTTTGGCGGGATATGTAATGGCCAATTTCTTGTTCCTTCGTGAACAAATATAGCATAATCAACCCTTGGGCCAATAGTCGCCTTAAAAGGTTCTATGTCTTTAGTAATACTTGCTCTTAACCTTCCTGTGTCTACCGGCGTGATTGGTTTTGATTTTCTTTCCACAATGAAAGCAGATTTAATAATTCCTTCTCTCAATTCATTTTTTATTTCCCTTGGTAATTTTCCAAACTTTCGATGAACTTTATCTAAACCTTTTATTTCTATTTTTATCATTTGACTTTGTTAATTATTATTTCTTTGTGAACGAAATTTCCCAATTCAGTAGGAATACTGACTGATACAACCTTATATTCGTTTCCATCTTCATCAACAAGTTTATCTCCTTTTTCAATATCAGCATTTTCTTCGGCATATAATCTAAAAGTTTTGCCAATGGCCCCGCCAATTTCGACTGTTTTCTCATCTGACATTCTTTGAATGTTGCAATACTCGGCAGTAACTGTCGAATAAGTGGTTTTATCGCCGGAAACAGCAACCAATCTTGAAACTATAATTTTCTGTGTGAATAAATTATAAAGTGTCATACGTGCATTATCTTATAATGGTTTAAAATCTCTTTAACTCCTATTCTGTCAGCTATTTTATCTATATCTTGAAAAGTAACCGAGTATTCTCCTAATCTTTCGCTTTTAATGTTGCCTGTTATATCTAAATTTCCGTCTTTAATTATTTGGGATACTAACATAGTAGCCGCTAATCTAACATCTTCCGGAACGCTTGAGGAATAACCGAAATCTCCATAAACTTTGATATTCTGGTGTCCTTTTGGGAAAACGGCTATCGGGGCATTTGAAGTATTTAAAACAATCCTATATTTTGGCGTTTCATTGGCAGGATAAAGATAATACTCATCAGAACTATCAATTGTTTCGTCTACATTTCCGTCTTCATCAAGAATTTCTATCTTTGTCAAACTAACTAAATCATCAATCATCAATTCTCTTGTCCCATCTCCATCATATAGCTTATAAGAATCACTTTCTGTTTCAAAAGTTGTGCCGGTAAAGTTATCAATCCAAGCTGAAACAGCTGAAATCCATTCGTCAATCTGGGTTGCGAAACTATCACTGATATTAACCATTAAATAATTTTGTATTCGTGACTTGTTTGTATAGGCCATATTATTTAGGGCAAGTTGGTTTTAATTTTGTATACTTACCTCTCTTTTTTGAATAAGGTGAGGTAGCTTCCGAATAAATATCTCTTTTCTTTGAAAGCGATGAAGTCGCTTCTGAATAAATACCTCGTTTGGGGCAATAAGGGCTAACCGCTAATGAAATTGTTGATGTCGAGCTTGAAGTCGAAGAAGAAGTCGAACTACTGGTGCTGGTACTGGTTGACGAGGAAGTTGATGACGAAGTCGATGAACTGGTCGATGACGAGGTACTACTGCTTGTGCTTGAAGTTGATGACGATGTTGAAGAGCTGGTCGAAGAAGAAGTCGAACTGCTTGTGCTTGAACTTGTACTGCTACTGGTACTGCTACTGGTAGATGACGATGTGCTTGAGCTTGTCGATGACGAGGTGCTACTGGAAGTTGAACTTGATGTCGAAGAAGAAGTCGAACTCGAAGTCGAACTCGTTGAACTACTGGTGCTACTACTCGTTGAAGAACTGGTACTTGAAGATGTGCTACTGCTGGTACTCGAACTCGTCGAGGAACTTGTCGATGATGTTGAGCTTGAAGTACTGCTACTGGTTGATGAACTGGTCGAACTACTGGTCGAGGAAGATGTACTGCTGGTACTCGATGAAGTACTACTTGATGTGCTTGACGAGGTCGAACTGCTGGTCGAGGAAGATGTCGATGACGATGTACTGGAGCTTGTTGACGATGAAGTACTACTGCTGGTACTTGAAGTACTGGAACTGGTGCTACTGCTTGTCGATGATGAAGTCGATGACGAAGTGCTTGAGCTGGTAGATGATGTACTACTACTGGTCGAACTTGATGTTGACGAACTCGTTGAGCTACTTGTTGAACTGCTGGTTGATGAAGATGTTGACGAACTGGTAGAACTGGTACTGCTGGAAGTACTGCTTGATGTTGAACTGCTTGTTGACGAAGATGTACTGCTACTGGTCGAGGAAGTACTTGAACTCGTTGACGAGCTGGTACTTGACGAGGTTGAGCTTGAAGTCGAACTACTGGTCGATGAAGTACTGGAACTGGTCGACGAACTGGTGCTTGAACTGGTCGATGATGAAGTACTGCTACTGGTGCTTGAGGTACTGGAACTTGTAGAACTCGAGGTACTACTCGAAGTGCTACTTGAGGTCGACGAGCTGGTAGATGAAGTCGATGAACTTGTCGAGCTGGAAGTAGAACTCGAGGTTGACGAGCTTGTACTTGATGAAGTAGAACTCGAAGTCGACGAGCTGGTAGATGAGCTGGTACTCGAACTGGTTGAACTGGAAGTTGAGCTGGTTGATGAAGAAGTCGAAGAACTGGTACTGCTTGATGTTGATGAACTGGTAGATGAACTGGTTGACGAGGTTGAACTCGAGGTCGAAGAACTGGTCGAAGAAGAAGTGCTACTCGATGTTGACGATGAAGTACTGCTCGTTGATGAACTCGTTGAACTACTTGTCGAGCTACTTGTCGATGAAGATGTACTGCTACTGGTAGATGATGAAGTCGAGCTACTTGTCGAAGACGTGCTTGATGAAGTACTTGACGATGTTGACGAAGACGTTGAACTGCTGGTGCTCGATGATGTACTCGAAGAAGTAGACGACGAGGTTGAGCTACTGGTACTGCTACTGGTTGACGACGAGGTGCTTGAGCTGGTACTCGAACTTGTAGATGAAGACGTTGATGAGCTGGTCGAGCTGGAAGTGCTGGTCGTCGTCGTAGTAACCGCTGTAACTTCATAAATAATATACGGACAACCTAAAACCCACTCAAAGTTTGTATTATCTGTCATAACTGGCGTGCCTAAAATCCAATCATACTGGGTTCGATGAACTGTTTTTAATGAACTTAAATTTTTTTTTTATTTTTCATTATGCTACGAAATTACTGGTTTAATATCAACATAAATACCTGAATTTGCTTCATATTTTTTAAGATAAACTGTTACATACACCCAACCCGCTTGAGATGGAGTAAAAGTTACATCAAATCCTACCCAATTAGTATTATCTGTTAAAACATCATTAGAAACCACAGTAGCTCTTGAGGTTCCACTCGCTTGGTCATAATAACTTGCCTCTATATACAATTCAGAAGACGTAGGAAAAGTAGTCCATCCAAATCCTTTAATATAAATTGTTATTGTTGTTGTTGAAGCCGGGACCCAAATTTTAAAATCTCCGGTCACTGGATTTTCTGTTAGAGTCAGTGGATAATTCAATCCCACATCAGAAGTTGGTGACATTTTAGCCGAACTGCTTGCTCCTCCTGTCCTTACATTTGTTGTATCTTTTTCTATTGTTCCTTGGAAATAAATAGTTTTGTGGGCCCCTTGAACTTGTTGGTCATCTTCGCTTCTAATAAATCCACCACGCTCGGCAATTGAATAAGAAGACCATTTACAATCTCTGGCATAAATAGGTGGACAGTTATTAGCACGGATATCAGCAATATCGTGAGAAGTTGTTAGTCCAAAAGTAGTGCTTATTAAATAAGCTACTCCATAAGCCACATTTAAACCATAATCAGTAGTTGCCGCCCCTCCATTAAATACACAATTTTCTATTATTGCTGTTGAGCCCTGCAGATACAAGTTGGTCCACTTATTACTATATAATTCGCAACCTTTCAACTTAATTTCAGAATAAATTGCCCTTATTCCTTCTGCGCCACTGGAATAGTTCGAATCTCTAATAACACAATCTTCAAACCAAGCTTCTTCACTATTATAAACATATACATTTCCGTTGGGGTCACCGCTTTGTATGATTTCTATATTCTTTAATTTCCAATAATTATCATTATACATATTTACTTGATAAGAGTTATCACCAAAATCAATAATTGGCTTTACATCAGAAGAATCTCCCCAAGGGTCATCAGTAGTAGAACAACCTCTAATTTCAATATAATCTGTCACTGTTCCATCTTCATCGAAAACAATATCAGCAGTATAACTATGAGTTTGATTAGCTCTTACCTTAGCAATATCTCCCGGCGAACGAACCGTAACTGAAGTGTATTTAGAAATAGTTTTCCAAGCGGTAGAAGTAGAAAGACCATCATTGCTATCATCTCCATTAACATAATCAATATAATAAATAGTTCCGACGGGTTTTCTTTTAACTATTTTCTTTTTTCTAAATTCAATCTCTTTGACTACTGCAATAAATTTATCTTTCAACCTATCTATCTTTTCAGCTTTACATCGTTCAAATTTCAATCTTTCTTCTTCATTTTGTTCAGGAGTTAATCTGTCATTGTAATCATAAGAAAGAGCTGAAATTTCGGCAATTTTTTTCGGATAAAAACTTTCTAAATCTTTTAACTGTTTATCAAATTTATGCTCAAGTCCACGAAATTTTATCTTTTCACACCACTCTTTAACAGTCAAATTCTTATATTTTGTTAATCCCAATAACTGATTTCTAAGTTGTGTTTTTGTCATAGCCCTATTTAATAACCCCACTTTTGCTTTAGATATTCTCTATTGGCAAAAGTGTACTTTCTTCTATTTTCAATTTTCCCTATTGTTACATTGCCCTGATGAAACACCCTTGTCTTGTGTGTCCGGTAGGTTTCATAACCTGCTTTTCTAATCCTTCGCCAATAATCTCTATCCTCACCAAAACCTATTTTAAAGTTTTCGTCAAATAATCCAACCTTATCCATAATTTCTTTTTTTGTAAGCCAGCAACTTCCGAATTCTGCTCCTTTTCCATAAGCCATATAATTCTGT